GCGAAGTCCGTATCTGGCCCGTGATGAGCACGGACGTAAATTCCTTCTCCAAACCGGGAACAGTAGAAATTGCTCCCTTCGTGGAAAAGAAGACGAAGCAGACTTACGCTCGCGGCTCCGCGTTCTACGAGCTGGTCAAGCCTGAGAAGGCCGTGCAGGCGACGAAGCTCATCGTGGTCCGCAACCGGAAGGACGGCAGCGTTTACGCCGGACAGTCGGCGCGCGACCTCTTGAGTCTTCCGACACAGGGCACCATCAAGCTCTCACCGGGCGACCACGGAGACTGGGAAATCTTCATTCAGTCGACCAGCTCCAACCGTCACCTTCCGGTCGGCTCCAAAGTGCTGTACTGGAAGAGCGCAGGTCGGTAATCGGTAAAATCTAACTAAGGGGAGAGCCATGAAACTCACTACGCGGGAAAAAGTGCTACTGACTATTCTGCTGGCTGTGATTGCTTCGTGGCTCTCTGGCTGTAATTCTTCAAGCGCCTCAACGAGCGACGAGCTGCCAAATGTCGCATTCTTCCAACAAATCTATGATACCTACAATAACCAGTACTTTGACAATAAGCTGCCGAAGACGGTCGACATCGACCTGCTGGAACCGAATGATAAATTCATGGCGAGCACGATGTGTGACAGCATCGGCGTAAATTGCAAGATACACTTCAACATGAAATACGTCTCCGCCGACCGGGTCGCAAGGATTACTATGAAGCACGAGATGTGTCACGTGAAGACGTGGATGAAGGATATGGACTCTTTGGGCATGCAAGTGGAGCACGGAAAAATCTGGCGCTCCTGCATGCTCCAGCTCGATATACAGGGCGCGTTCCGGCAGGACATCATTGACGGCTATGTGGAGGAGATACGATGAAACCGAGCAAGCTAACTCGAACGGTAAATCTGGTGGAGGCATGGGTTGAGGCGACCATCCACGACGAGAGCATCGGCTACGAGGAGGCCTTCGAGCGCGTGATGGCGAAGATTCAGACCAAGACCTCGGAGACGAAGCGCCAGCAGCTTGACGTGGTCGACAACAAATTCCAAGTCACCACCACCTACATGAACGCAAAGTCGGAAGCCACTGGCTCGATATCCGGCGAGCCGCACGTCGAGGTGATGGAGAACGGCATCAAGATTGGATGTATCTTTATCTCGAACTACGCAATCTATCAAATGAACTCGCTGCTTTGGAGACGCATTCAACTCGGTGGTAAAGATTTTGTGGCGCAAACGGGGTACATGCCGAAATGAAGACCTATTTCAGTGGTTACGGATTTCGAGAAACCGCGAGCTGGTCGTGTCCTCACTGCGGAAACTTTTCTTCGAGCGGTATGGACTTGGCGGTCGCCGATTCAAAGGCCAAACACTTGATGGTTTGTCCGAAAAGGTTGCCTGTAGTTATCAAAGGCGTTATAGAATCAAAGAACGAGCGGCTCACCACGCCGCGTCACGTTCGCTACGGAGTCAGAATCAAGGGCCTTCCCTGCATGGCACAAGAGTGGACATTCAAGGGCCTGCACGGAGACTTCGAACTAGGCGACCGGGTAAAAATCACAGTCGAAAAAGAATAAAATAGTGCTTGACAAACTTCTCCGGTTGTGCGACACTTTCTGCATGGAGAACGCGATGAACTTTAAACAGCAAGCGGAGCAGTTCATGTCCTCGAAGGCCAACTCCCTTCGGCCAAACACTCTGCACGTTTACCGTTCTCTCCTAGCTGTCCGCATCCTGCCCGCCATCGGCGAGGTCGGGATGGGAGAAGTCGACAGTGCGACCGTCAAGATGCTCGTGAGCCGTCTGGCAGAGGCTCATCTAAGTCCCGCCACAATCCGCTTGGCGGTCAGCCTTGTTAAGAAGGTGGTCAGCTCCGCGTGGGATAGCCGTGGGAACCGCCTCCACCGGGTCGACTGGAACACCGAGTTCATAGCCGCCCCGAAGGTCGACCCAAGCTCCCAGAAGGCCCCTATAGCCCCCGCTGCTGCTATTACGGCTGCCGTACAGACGATATCCGGGGAAGTTGGGGTATTGGTAGCTTTGCTGGGCGGAACGGGCCTCAGAATCGGCGAGGCGCTGGCCTTGACCGTCTCAGATTGGGACCCGGCAGCCTGTACTCTCCAGATTCACGGCACGATGGTCCGAGGGCAGATTCAGGGCGAAACAAAGACGAAGGCTGGCATCCGGGTGGTCGACCTTAACCCTCAGCTCAATCAGCTCCTACATACGCTTTTTGTGGCTCGCGAACGCTCCGGATTGCTCTTCCGGACCCCGGAGCGCACCCTGCGTCATCATATCGCCGCGCTCGGCATTCCCGGCTTCCATTCTCTTCGCCGTTACCGAATCACTCATCTGCAAGGCCAGAACGTTCCCGCAACGCTCACGAAGTTTTGGGCAGGTCATGCGGCGGGCGATACGACGGAGAGATACACGAAGATGGGCGCGCAGATTGAAGAGCGCAAAGCTTGGTCTGAAAAGGCCGGACTGGGGTTTCAGCTATGAGCTGGTTCACAAAACAAAAACCGAACGCGCACGAGTGGAGAAAATCAAAGCCGCCGAATCCCACGTATCAAGGTCTGGGGACGACATGGTCCTACGTGGATTTGGTGACAGGAAGGCTTGATGACGGAACAGTTACAAAAAGAACAGACGAGTCATACTTCATTGTTTGGGTTCGAGGTGCTTCCTACGGCCACTTCGATACTTTCGATAACGCAAAAGCGATGGTAGAAAAAATTTGCAAAGACAGAGGGATAGCATGAGATTCTGGTTCTACAAGTGGGTCTACATCCTCGCCAGCGGTAGGCTGGAAGAGTGGGCGTGGGAGAGGCTCACGAGCGAATCTATGAAAGCTTGGAGGGAAAATGAAGATAGACCATAACGAGATTATCGACACCAATTTTTATTCCATCAGTGGTCGCATGGCTGCGATAATTGAGGAGGCACTGCACCGAAACCGCACGATTCTGCATACCTCAATCACCGCGAGAGACGACCAATTTTTTGGCAGCATCATCTGGAAGGAAGTGACACGATTGAGCTATCTTAATTTCGTCGAGCAGCCGAATCCCGGCAAGCTCACCAAGGTCTGGTATGTCTACTCGACCACAGAACCGGGTGGCCGACCGCTGGGCGTGATTCTATACCGTCCCGGCTGGCGCAAGTACGTGTTCGCTCCCGGCGAGGCTATCTTCGACGCGGGCTGCCTCACTGATATCGTGAACTTTCTAATCTTGAGACGACGAGGGCGGCTCTGGTTCTTTTCTGACATGTCGATGTACGTCTACTACGACCCCACACATTGGAAACCGATTCTGAAATCTTAGGGTTGGTAAGGTTCCCAGTCTTTAGCCCATATCTGCTGTTGAGGCGGGTCGGAGATAAGCTCTTCGGCCCGCTTTATTCTTTTCAGCAGGTCCGTTTCGTTGTTCTGGTAGATATCCAGCTGGCGGTAGCCTCGAAAGCCGACGTGAGCGCAGACAGGCTTCTCCGGGTACGCGGGCAGCCAGCCGTTCGCCTTCATCACGTTTCGAACCAGCCCATCATCCAAGTGTGTAATCTCGTGCCACGGCCCGAAGGTCCGGTCGAGGTAGCCGCGCGTGTCGGAGAAGTACTCGTCACAGATGTGCGGGACGAGCGCATCGAGCAGCGGTCGGCGGAGGCAGGAACCGGGGTTGGTATACAGGTCGCGAAACTTCCAGCGGGTGTCGTAGTGACGGCGACCGCAGGATGCGACCGCAGTCTGGGATTCGTGCCACTCGAAAAAGTAGGGATAGACGAGTACATCTTCCTCCACCAAGTAGACGCTTTCTGCGAACTTGGCGGCGGACTTTATAGCGTTCAAGATGTTCCAGCACCCGGACGGGGCTTTGATGTGGGGAGCCGCGTGAAACAAAAAGGCCTCCGGAAGATACAGGTCTCGGACCTGCTCAATCTCCCGGAGGGCTGTTTCCGACACGGAGTCGGCGTAAATGTGGACCTCGGGTTTAGCGCTTATGTTCCCGAGGCATTGAAGGGTCAGCGCCAACAGTTCCGGTCGCTTCGCCGTCGGTATCGCTATCAAGCTTCTTTCCAAGGAATCGCTCCAAGTCAAACTCTTTCGTCGCTGCGTCGTACTGCTCTTTCGAAACATTCGGGGAACGAAATTGCGCTCGCACACCGCCGCGAGCCAGAACGTCGCCGCCGTTATTCATTGTTTGCATCGTTTCCTCTCTTTTCGGATTGCGATTTGAGTTCTTCCACGGGAATAGCAATCATCCCCGGAAGGTTTTTGCAAGGAACGTACACGAACGGCTCCGCCTGTCGATTAAGCCGATTCGGCCTGCTCATCGTTTGATTTACTGGTTTCATCTGTCAGCCCTTTCGGAAGCATAGCTTCCTCTTCCGCAGATAGTTTTTCCGGAGGAGTTCCGAGATACGCGAAATCGAGATAGTTCTCCCGGGTCGGCTTGACCCCGAGCTGCTTCATTTTATCTAGAACGATGTCGCTCATTCGGCACCTCCTGATTCTGAACCAGTGTACCCTACTTTCCCTTGTTTGTCAAGCGCTTTCTTTACGGGTGGTCTGTTGTGAATAGCCTCTGCTGCCGCATCTGCGTGTTCGGGAGTATCATAAATTCCGAGATGTTGACCTGTCTTCAAATAATGTTGCCACGCAGCCTTCTTCATCGCCGCTTCTTCCGGACTTCCTACTTTTGGTTTCTTACCGTCCGGCGTCAAAAACTTTCCGTCTACCACGGTTGGAACTATGACCTCTCGGCCTTTTTCATCTTGGAACGAGGTAGAATATTCGCTACTCGTTGTGCCATCATCGTTCCTCACAATTGGTCTGGTAGTCAGATTAATATTTCCGGGCTGAATCAGACCGGGTGCTTTAGTAGGTCCCGTTTTTGTCCACCCGCTCGGAACAGAATAGGTAGATTCCGGCTCTTGAGCGAAGCTTGATTTTCCTATATTGTCAAGAGCTTTCTTTTGGGCGGCTTCTCGGGTCTCGTTCACTCCGCGCTGAGCCTCTTCCGATAGCTGTAGAATCTGCTGGCGGGTCTGGTTCAGATTCTGCTTGCCGTCGGAGTACTTCTGCCAAATCTTCTTGACGACCTTCTCGTTCTCGGGCGACTTCCACTCGGATGGGAACATGTTGCGAACGTGCTCCCACACAACCGATTGCAGTTCTCTCGGCAAGATGCCTAGTTCCTTCGCGGCCTGACGGTAAGCCTCCGCGTACAGCGGATACGTTCCCTTCACTCCGGTTCCGGTGTGCTTCCCGGCCTTGCCGAAGTTATCCAGAACCTCCGGAGCGTTGCCGCCGAGCGGCTGAATCAACCCGGCTGCGACCGCGTGCGTATCGATGGTCACGTCTTGGTCGTTGGTCGGGTCGATGATGTTGTTGTAAAAGTTACGAACCTTGTGCATACCGCCCAATCGGTTCGAAATATTTTCTCTGCTTCCATCCTTCAACACGCTCAAGGCGTTGTCGATTTGAGGAAGAGTGCCCCACGCGACCTTCGATGGTGCGCCGTTGGCGTTGGTGCGCAGCCCACGGTTCTCTCCGGTTCCCGGGTCGATATAGTGGAACTCGCGCGGATTGTGGGCCTCATCGTACAAACGAACCCACGCGGCGCGCTCAAACGGGTCGGTCAACTCAGAAAGCTTCTTGCCTTCCAGCTTCGAAATCACGCTGTCCAAATCCTTGTTGGCCCCGGTGTTCTTCACGATGTCGTGGCCCTTTTGAATCATCTCCGGCGTTGCCACGGTGTCTTGATGGTTGGCGTGGATGTCCGCGATGCGGCGCGCCAACGACACGTTCATGTCCCAGTCCTTTTGAGGAGACTGGGTCGCGATGGTCGCAGCCGCCTGCGGCTCCGAAATGCCGTGCTTCTCTGCCAGTTCCTTCGAGAGCTTGTTCGCGGACTCGTACCACTTCGCGTTCGCGGCCTGCTTCTCCGGCTCAACCTGATTGTAGAGGAATTGAAGATTGTCCTTCACGTGAGACACAAAGCGGTCCATCACCTTCTGCGGGTCCTTGACGCTTGCCGGAATCTTTACGCCCGGGTAGTCGCGAACCGTGTCGGCGAACTTCTGTTGCAGCTTCTCCGGAGTGTTTCGAAGCGCTTCTCTTCCAACGACCAGAGGCTCGCCTTCCAGCGGGTTTTCCTTCGAGTCCTTCCCCTCCGGCACGCGGGTGGAAACGCGGTCTGCTGCTACCTGACTGCCGCCAATCTCTTCCGGAGTCAATTCTTTTAAAGGAATTTCTTCGTTGGCTTGAAAGTATCCGCCGTTTGCGCCGCCGCCCAAAACAGTTCCCGCAGGCACTTTGACTTGCATTACCTCGGCTCGTCTACTTGAAGAACCTGCGGCATTTGCAAACTGCTTTGCGACTTTCTGGTCACCAGTTAGAAAAGTTCCTTGATTCAATTTACCTGATGCTCTTATTTGAGCGCCTCGCTGTGTTCCGTGATAGAGAACTAGCTCACCTTCCGGTGTGGTTTTAATCCCCCACTCGGGCGCGCTCTCAAGATTCCGCTTAGCTATCTCTGGACGATTTCTTTCAACTGCCTCGTCATGCAAGCGGTTTTCTTCTTCTGTATGCTGGTCTCTCAAACTGACCTGACTGCCGCCGACTTCCTCTGGCTTAATCCCGTACTGCTTGCGGCTCTCGGCCAGCTTCGCCTTCACGGCTTCCGGCGTAACCTCTTCCTTCGCAGAGAAGCCGAGCGTGGTGCCAGTCTGTGGGTCATGAAACATACGGACGTGATTATTTTCGTCCATCGACATGCGACCGCCCGGAATGCCGCCGCCAGCCTTGATTGCCGCGTCGTCGGCCTCGTTGCCTGTCGAGCGCTCTTTCAATCCCTTCGCAGCTCGGTCAACGTTACTGCCGCCGACATCTTCCGGTAACAAATTTCCGTGATAGGCTGCGGAATCAACAAGATTATAGCTATCTTGCCATTGTTTTTTGGTCTTCTTGAAAGCTTTTGATGGGTGCTCTTCGTACTCGGCTTCCCCGCGTATCGGTTCTTTTATTGCGTTTAAGTCCGGCTTTAACAGGGCCGGGTCAAAGCGTTTAATCGGAACCTTCAAGACTGTGCGATTGCCGAACTGTTTATAATGATTTGCTAATTCTTCTGTTCCCCAAGAACTTACACCTTTCGATTTTCCAGCCAGAACGTCTGTAACGTCTTCATTTCTCACTGCGCTGTACAAATATTCCGGCGTATCCGAGCGAGTACCTGACGCACCGTTTACTTTGTATCCCAGAGTTTCCCCGTCTTTTCCATAAACTGGCTCAAATTTAGCATCACGGCCTTGTGCTTTTTCATTTTTCACTAAATCGCGGGCTTCTTTAAAAGTTAATAAAGCGCCCGCAGCCTTGTCAACGTTACTGCCTCGCAGCGTATCTAGAAGTGGTTTCGTCTCGACCGGGGTTACCTCGCCTTCCTTTACTTCAACTCGCCCAACTTCTTTGATTGGTATGCCGCTCTCGGTCTTTCCTGTTTTCTTCTCTAGTTCTTTACGCTCTTCCGGTGTCAACTTCGACGCAGCGTTAGCCTTCCTTTCGCTTTCGGTGAGTTCTACAGGCTTTACTTCAACTCGCCCACTGGCTGCTGCATTCTTCCCAGCAGCTCCTGATGTTCCTTCTCCCGGTCGCTCTTTATCTGCTCCGCCGTTCTTCTTCCCTTCGGGCTTTGGCGTCTCAGACTTCTCGCCGCCTTCCCCAGCTCCGCCCCCATCTGGTCCAGATTCAGTGCCCGTGTATTCGTTGTGCGCATTTCTTATGTCCTCCGCAAATTGAGTTATACGTCCGCGCGATGCGTGGAGCGTAGGTGATAGTCCCTCTTCTCGTACCGATGCATTCGCTCGAATTCTATCAGCAATGTGCGGCATTGTCAAGAAGTCGCGAGCGCGGTCGTACGCCGCAGTGATTGTGTCTTCCACCTGCTTCGGCGTGAAGTCGGGGTGGACCTGTCGTACAATTTCACGCGCTTGACGGAAATCAGTGCGTGCGCCCGGGAGCGCCTTCACTTCATCGTAGGTCAAGCCATTGAAGATTTCGTGAGACGCGGGGCCTGCCATCTTGTGAGTCAGCCACTGTACTTCCTGATTCGCCATCGCCTCCGGGTCGGTATTGCCCCCAGCATCTTTCAACGATTCGACATTGAACATCGAGGTTGCGGCAGCCTTGCGGCTCTCCGGATGCTCGTTAGAACGAATCTCGATTGGCTCTAGTCCGTCGACCGCACCAACAGCGACGTGCGCCCACTCGTGGCGATGCACATCTTCCGAGGTCATACCTTCCGGTGCCTTAATCTCCGTCGCTGGAGCATGGGCCTTCATCGCAGGCGAGTGAGAGACTAGGCCGGACTCGTCGCCGCGACCAAGAGCTTCCAAGTGCGGGTTGACACCCTTTGGAACCACTCCGGTCTTGATTGCTTCCTGTCTTCTGGCTTCCTCGTCCGCTGCTTTCTTTTCTTCCGCTTTCTTCTGCTCCGCAGTGGCCCTCGCTTGCGCCTTCGCCGCGTCAGCGGCTTGTTTCTGAGCGAGCTTCTCCGCGTCGACGCGCTGTTTCATCTTCGCAGCGTTCAACTTGTCGAGCATCGCTTGACGGCGGGGCTCCATCGCTTCATCTTTCGCAGTGTAGGTCCCTGTCGCTTTCTTCTCGTGAACGTCCTGAATTTCTTTCTGGAAATCGCTTACCAGCTTGTCGTAAGGAACCGAGCCGATAATCTTGCCGTAGTAAGACGACAACGCAGCATACGTTGCGTGGTCAACAGGTGGTGGAGTCGGACGAGGAGGAGCCGAGCCTGCTGGCGCAGGTCCCGGCGCATTCGGATTAAGCTCGACCTTAGTTGCGGATGCGCCCGGGTTTCTCGCAGCAAGGTCCACCGCGCGTCCCACGTTAACATTCGGATTGGTGATGTTCTGGTGAATCTGGTCGCCTAAGACCGCCGCGCCAATTGCAGCGCCGCCGACCGGATGACCCATCGCGATTGCAATAACGGTCGAGGGAACTCCAATTTTCTTCATCAATGACTGGAAGACTGTGCCTTCGCCCGCCTTATCTGCGGCTGCTTGTGCGTTGCGGAGAGCCTCTTCAATCTTGATGAGCTTAGCTTCCTTCTCGCGAAACTCTTGCACGTTCTCGATACCACGCTCGTGATACGAGCCGTCGATGATATCGCGCACCTCGCTCACGGCCTGCGCAGCGCCCGCCTTATACGCGTCCGTGGTCGGCTTTGCGTTCGTGGCGTATTGCGGTTTCGTTTCGTTGTTCAACCCTTGGCGAGTGTTCTCGCTCTCGAAAAGATTCGGAACGCGCTCTTGATAAATCGGCGCGCCATCAGTATCGGTGCCAATCTGGTCGCGCTGCATCACACGGTCCAACACGTCCTTCTTGGCCTGCTCAACTTCTTCCGGGCTACCGAACTTGCCACGGTTGTCATCAAAGAACTGGTCTAGTCGGTCTGAGATGCGGCCACGAAAGTCCGGGTGAACCGGAACGTTCTCATCCTTGGTTGCGCCAGCTTCGCGCTGCATGTGCGCTTCCTGCTGCTGGAGATGCTCCTCGATAGCGTCTGCAAAATCTTTCGGACTCTCGATGTCCGGGTTCGCGTTCACGATGGCTTGCAGGTCTTCGTTCGTATCACCGATGGTCTGCTTAATCTCCGCAGCTCTCTTTGGCGTAACCTTCGCCGCACGCTGCACCGCTGTCTCAAAGTCGTTGGTTCTGCCAATCAGCGCTCCGGCCTTTTCTACGGCCTGACCCGCTGTCTGCTTCACGGCCTTTGCGCCCGCCCTGACTCCCGCAGCCGCATTCGCGCCCATCGTCTGAGCCGTGTCACCCATCGCCGCCAAGGTTTCTTTGGTTGACTCTGCTGCGTAGCTGGCAACTGGCTCTGCCCTTCCGGTCGCAGCATGATAAGCTGCCGCATACGATGCGTAGCCTTGTGCAGCCGCCTCAGTCGCGTGAACGGTTGCGTCCCACTTGATTCGAGCTGCCGCGTCCGCATCGCCCGCTTTGACAGCCTCGTCGTAGTCCTTCTTAGCCTCGTACAGCCCCGGAATCGTCTGTCCGGCACCGATAGCCATCTGGCCCGCAAAGTACGCGGAAACAAGCCGTGGAGTCGCTGCAACGGTCTTTGCGAGAACGCCAAGCTGCGGCGAGACCGCAGCCGCCTCGGATACGAATCCAAGCCCTCCGGTGCCTGCCATAATCAAAGCGTTGTCTTCCGTGGTCAGCTGCCCGGTGAAGTGCAGCAAGCCGTAAAGAACCGGGTGCTCTTTTGCTTCCTGCCCGGTCATCAAGCGCTCCGGCGAGATTAGGCGGTTCTCGCCCTTTGCCTCATACTCGTGCGCGAAAATTTGCTCCGCGCGCTGCTGGCTGCGCAGATAATCGATTCCCTTCTTTGCCTCGTCCACAGTTTTCGGGACGTATCCGCCTGTGGTGCCCGGAAGCACGGCCTTGTTCTTGATTGCCGCTTCGGCTTCCGCGTCGGTTGCAGCCGCAGGCTTCGGAATCTCTTTGTTCCAATCGATTCCCGCGAACGGCCCGGTCGTATCCTTCTTCACGCCCATCGCGGTCAGCGCATCGTACGGCAGCCAGCCCGGTCCCGTGTTTTCCAAAATGGCGTTCTTGATACGATGAACGTCATTCATGAAAGGCCCAGCTACGTTCTGGTGGAACCAGCTCTCTTCCGGCTTCTGCTCCCCGACAGGAACGGACTTGCTCATATCGAGCTGAATGCCGCTGTCTGGCTGGGGCGCAGCTTGGGCACCTAGAGGAACTGACTTGCTCATGTCGAGCTGAATTCCTGCGTCCGGTGCAGCTGCTGGTGCCTGTGCTTGGTCTTCATTACTCATTTGGAAGCTCGCCTGCCTTCACTTCTCTAATTACCTTGCCTGCCGCATCGTGCCAGTACATCTTGTTCGTCTTCGGGTCCGGTGCCGCGCCCGTTGCGTTCGGCACGTCCGCCGGACGCGAGAATCCTATTTTCGCTGGCTGTCCCGGCTGCTGCTTACCGCCGCCGCTTTGAACGTAATCGAGCGAGCGCTTTGCTTCCGGCCCAAGCAGGGTCGGAACCTTAATTGATGCAGACGGCGCGCGGTCGTTGAACTCTCGCTGAACTTCATCAATCTTGTTACCCATCAGTCTAGATGCTTCCACGATACGCTCTCTCTTCATAGCCGGAGTCAGAGCAGTGAACGTGGTTCCTAGCAATGCCTTTCTAACTTCATCTGCTTCCGCTTGAGTCAATACGCCCGCAGCGACCGCGTTACCGAATTCGCGAGTAACCTGCGACATATCAAGTTCACGGTCCTGATAAGCCTGACTCAACGGATTCATGACGCCTTCCGCTGTGGTGTTGTCATACAGTCGCTTCATGTGCGAAAGAGCAACGTTGTATGCTTGAGCCTTCTTATGGTCCGTACCCGAAATGGTAAACTCTTGCACGGCCTTCGGCCAGTTTGCGCCTTTCTCGGCGTTAAAATCTGGGAACGCAGCGAACACATCATCCGCGAGCTGATTCGGCTTGCCCGCAGTGCTGCGCTCGAACGCGTTCGGATTCACTGGCAAACGACCATCCGCAATCGCTCTCACTAGGTTCGAACGGCCCGGAGGAAGAGTTTTGAGATACGCGTCGCCTGATAGCCCGTTCGGGTTGTTGTCAATCTGCGCAGCCTTTGTCTTCGCATCCTGCTCATTTACAGCGAGGTCAATCTTGCGCTGGTCTTCGGCCTTTTGAATATTCTGCGCCATATCCTTCGCGCGGCGAGCCTGTTGAATTACTACGGGGTCCTTGCTGGTTGAAAGAATGTCATCGGCCATTCCGATAACCGATTCGGTGTGGCCTTGAATCTTTGATGGGTCGCTCAAATATTCCGCAACCGAGCCGTTCGCGGCTTTCTGTTCCTTGTTGAATTCATCGCGCTGCTTCTGGGTGATAGCCTGCGAGTCGAGAGTCGCCAGCTTCGCGCGCTCTGCTTGCACCGCTGCGATACCTTTATTTGCGGCATCCAGCGCCTGCTGGTTGTTCGATGCCTTCGCGGCAGCCGCTTGCGCCTGATACACCGATAGGTGGTCATCCGCATTCTTCATGTGGGCCACGATTCCTGCGTACGCGCTGCCGGGAACTTCAGAGATAGCCGAAGTCACGGTCGGGTCGCTCAACAGCGGACGGAGCGTATCGATTGTGTCTTGCGACATCTCTTTGCCGTTCGTGTTATTCAAAATGCTGACCGCGCTGCGAGTCGCCACGAGCTTCTGATTCAGCGCGTTGTCTTGCATCATTGTCAGCTTCGTGCCGACCGGGTAGTTCATTCCGAGATATTTCTTGTAGTCGGCTGCCGCAGTCTGGTCGACCGTCCCGGTGACCGTGCTGCCGTCCTTGGACGCGATGCTCATGACGGTGAAAACTGGCTTCATGACCGGGCGTCCCGAGTCCTTCTCCAAGACCTCGTTGCCGGATGCGTCTGTTACCGGAACCTCTCCGGTCGCGCGCGCCAAGTACTTTTGAGCGAACGTCTTGTCGTTCTTCATGCGGTCGGCCAGCTCTTCCTGTGAGACGCCATCTTCTTGGTCGTTCGATTCCTTGTATGCTTGGAAGAACTTCTGGTTGCCTTCGTGAAACTGCTGACGGTGCTCTAAATCCTGTTGATAAAAGTTGCGGTGCATCGCAATATTTTCCGCCTGCGATTTTGCGAGCAGCACATCATCCTTCTTTTTCTGCTCCAGACGCTGTCTGCGAGCGTTCGCGGTGTTCGCCAACCCGCTCAGCCAGCCACCTTTGGTATCCGATGCATGGGCCGCGTCGCTCAGCGTATCAGAAAAGTTATCGAATGCGCCACTTAGCTTGTCGCCAAAACTTCCCGGGTTCGGGGTCGGTCGGTCTTGCGCAGGTGCGGTCTTCTGTGCTTCCGCAGCCTTTGCCTTTTGTGCTACCGGAGAATTTTGTGCGATGGTCGCTGTGTGCTTCAAAAAGGCTTGCGCAACAGCGGTCGCCAAATCCGGCGCGCCTTGGAGAATCGGCGCAACCGCCGCGCCTGCTGATGTATTTGGCGCTGGCTGTTGCTGGTCTTGCAGTTCCGGATTGTTCAAATCTGTTGAGGGTGCGTCGAATGCCATCGATTTAATCCTTAAAACTTCAGTATATCAGAGAAGGGTTGAAAAGTCAAGAAAAATTAGATGCCGCCAAGGAAGTTCATAATCTGTTCCCCGCCGCTGCTTCCGCCTGTGGTGTCAAGATTACCTATGCCGCCCACTACGCCGCCAGCGAGCGCTTCCACGCCGCCCGCAATCATCTGGTCTTCTTGCTGCTGCTGTTGCTGAATTGTGCTGGCTTCTCCGAATGAGGTCTTATTAGCCTCGATGCCCGCGTTTGCCGCCGCGTTCGGGCTGTAACCCGCTGCGAGCTGGTCCATGCCGCCTTCGGCGCGGAAGTAGTTCTCTCGGCCTGTGGCATAATTTTCAGCTGTAATGTTGTTCTGGGCTGTTGCGAGATTATTTTCCGCCGATGATGCGACCGCCGTCTTCAACTGGGCATCCACGCCGCTGAGAATTCCGGTTCCGCCGCCACCGCCTCGTCCGGCTGTGAAGTTCCCCACTGCTTGCGCCGCGTTGCGGCTTGCTGCTCCCGCGTTATTGATTGCCGCAGTATTGCGCGCGGCAAGCTCAGCCGCCGAGAAGCCTTGCTGATTCGGTCCCGCAGCTAGAATCGGAGACAGCGAACTCTTAATCGAGTTCAGCACGTCGAGCTGATTACCGAAGAGCGTGCTATAATTCCCTTGCAGCAAAGAAGAGAAACTTTGACTCATCTGCTGCAAAGATTTTTCTGATGAACTTGGTCCGCACATTTATTTCGTTTCCTCAAAATCCAATCGGTAATCACTCTGACCGATTGATTTGAATCCTAATTTACTCATGAAAGCAACCAAACTCGGGTTGACCGAATTGAAAATCAATCCCTTCTTGTCCAGCTCGCGGTAATACACAATGAGAGTCTCGACCGCGTCAATCATTCCCGCCACGAGTCTGCGTTTCGAAACGACCGAGGTCGGCGCGAACTGAGTATGAATACGAACGTACTCGCCTTCCGCATCCAATCGAACGTAAGTCAAAGGGCCTTTGGTGTCTGTCAAACAGAAGGCGAGCAAGCTGCCTTCTCCCAACCACCACTGCGCCTGTCCTTGGTGAAAGTGATATGGGTCGGAGAGCGCCCACGCTTTGATTTGTTCGATATCCGCCGATGGCTCAAATCTCATTAAAAATCCTGCTGCGCGTACATGTATTGAAAATTTACATTAGCAGTGGTTCCGCCGACTGTTTTATTCATGAGAGAAAAAAGCGGGAACCAATTTAGCCCGGTCGGGTTCTTTCCGCTGATAGAGCCTGCGACTACGCCGTCAATCAAAAACGTAGCGGTGTTCGCCGTGTCATTCAGGTCTATTTCAAAATCGTGAGTAGCGGTGTCCGGCGTCCCTGTCAATAAAATCGAAGTAAGAACGCCTGCGTTGTAAATAACGCCCTTCCACACCCCGAAATCCGAAAGAATGGCGGCAACGTTAACTACTCCAATGGTTGGTCTCAAGTCGCTTTGGTCCGAAAAACCGCACCAAACTTGAGAAGCTGAGATATCTCCAGCGGTAGGGAATCTGCTTCTTGCCTGATACTTGTTATTTCTTCCGGCCCTAAAAATTTTCGAGTTGACCGGAAACCAAGTAAATAGCGCATTACCCGTGCCCGCGCCCGTGGTTATCTGTTGAAACACGCCTTCGGACGCTGTTGGCAACGAGCCTGCGCCCGACAGAGCGCCTGTCCCCGCGCTTTGTGTTTGGGTTGAGGCATCTCCGATTGTTTGAAGACTGGTCGTTCCGACGATGGCACGAGACATGAAGGTTAACGCGGTATTCGGAAGAGGCCACTGGGCTACTTGAGTTTGAGATGTCGCAGAGAATGTTTTATTTCCAGCGTTATCAACGGTGATACTTATACCTGTGCCCGGGACCGCGTTCTGAACCTCTTGATTCGGGTCCTTGATTCCGTTCGTTTCAAACAACACGCCCGGACCTTCGACAATCTGAGTCTGTTTAATGATGCTCTGAGACGCCGAATTTGCCGCCGCAATGCTCGATGGTTGAGGAGGCTGAATTCTGAAAGATGGAACATCCCCGCCAATCTTGCTTGCAGCTATGTCGGTGTTGAGACCGAGCGTCATCGACGAGACTGCGCCGCTGGCGAATCTGTCGATGGGAATAGACGGACCCGGCGCGCCCGCAGGCTCTGGTCGCGGGCCGACCTCGGCCCAACCTTCCGGAATCTCGAAATCCTTTTCGTTGGTTAAGAAATCCTGATTTGCCATTACATCGCCTTCAAAACGGTTCCGTTGATTGTCAAGTTATAAATCATGTCCGGATTTGGCGTGGTGCCGAAGTCGACCTTCACGGTCAGATAAATCGCGCGCGCCAGTGAGCCGACGCCCGCAAAGTAGTAGCGGTTCGGGCTGTAGCTCGTCGGCGATAAGGTTGCGCCATACAAAGTCGGCGGGTCGAACTGAGGCGCAAGAGTAAACGGCGTGAACGTGCTCGTGTTACTGAATGCCTCATTGAGCAAGAAAGAAACCATTGGCTTATAAGCTACGCCAGAAAAGTCTGCTTCCAAGAATCGAAGGATTGCGAGTTCGCCGCGACGAGCCAGCGTAAAAGTTCCCTGAATGAAGTACGCATCATACTGGGTGCCGTTGTCGGTAAACACGGTCACATCGCGCTTCAAAACAGACTGACCGCCTGTTGTTGCGCCTACCAAGAGTTTCTTGATGCCCGGAGATGTCTCGACGGTCGTGACCATCTTGCAGCCGTTGGTGATTGCTGCGAAAGGCGACCAAATAGGTTCTGTGCCGTTGACCGAGCCGTTCTGCTGGCGCGGATTCAAGCGGTACCATCCGGTCGACCCGTCTGCCAATGCAATCATGTTGTCATTGCCGCTTTGCAGAACGGCAAGATACACAAGAGACGGATTCCACGTCGCATCTTGTACGCCAGAAATCGCCTGATTTATCAGCTCGTCTTCAATCGGGAACCCGGCGTTCGTCAAGGTCAGGTTGGGAGACAGAACACGCAGCACGCTATCAGAACCGAAGAAAAAGATTTCGCCAGCGAATACGTCCAGAGCGTTCCAGCTCAGCATGCCGACTCCGCGCACAAGCGTGTACGTGAAGAAGCTCGCCGTTGATGGGCCTCCCGCAATAACCTCGATGCTTGATGGCGTGAAGACGACCAACACCGAACCAATCTTGACGGCGCGGGTCGGGTTCGCCAAAAACGTGAACTCGTCGGCTGCGTTGAATGAAGTGTTAGGATTGCCGACCAAAGTGTCGGGACCGCCGCTGAATATGACTTCGTTTCCGCTGATACCCCAAATGCGGTCAAAGTTATATTCTTGAGGACGGAAGTTCGACGGTGCCGGATTATTGACGCCATCAATCGGCGCAGGAAGCAAGATGTTCAATCCCGGATACGTCACACCCGCAATCGTCGATGGCACATCCGGCAAGAAGTCGCGGAACGACCACGTTCCGGGACCTCCGTTCGGAAGGTTCGGAATTTCTGTCAACTCGAACATATTCGAGCTTCCGCCGCCATCCGCAGAGCGCCAGATGACGATTGTGTCTACCGCAGGATTGGTCGATACCGGACCTGAAATTGTGAGCACCGCGCCGGGGTCTGGGCCTGTTGGCGTAACCGTCGCAGGTGATGCACTCGATACGTCGCCCGTCAAACTGCCTGTTGGGAATGGTAGCGGCGCAGATAGGCCGGGAGGAATCGGCGGCTGAGAAGTGCCTGCCACATCCACGGTATAAAAATCGGTCAAGGAGCGAGACTTGTACGAATATGCATACGAATATCCCTTCGTGAACGCCAGCGACTGAGTGCTGAATGCAGTCTCATTGAACCAAATCAATCCGTTCGAAGCTACACCCGCGTGAGTCTCGTTCACCTGAGATGTGGTTGCAACGGTGAACGTTGTGCTGTTCGCCGTTAGCGCAACCACGTAGCCATTGTTTCCGGCATTTGTGAATCCTGTGATAATGAGCTGCTGTCCGGCAAGCCCGCTCAAACCAGTTCCGGTGTAAGTCGTTGTGCCGCCACTGACCGAGACTTGGCTGAGAGTAAATGTCGTACCGTTGTCATCGGTGTAGTTTCCAATCGCAGGCCATGTAGGCTGAACCGCGCCGCTTAACCCGCTGTTGATAACAAACTCAACGTCGGACGGAACTCTGTTGTCTACGATGGATGCACCACCGAACGGTGTTGCGCCCGTCGGAGGAAAGAAGCCTTGTGCAGGCAGATACCACTTCGTCGCTGTGGCCCACGTTACGCCGTCTCCGACGTTAACCCAAGTCAGTCCGCTGGTCTCAACTGTGGTCTTGCCGTATCCCGGATTGAATGTTGGCACCGAGCCGTTTGAAATTCCGCCGACGATGCAAACATAAAACGCGTGGGTGAGCGTATCATAAATTGCAGAGAATACAGTGTTGTTGGCCGTCCACGGCGTATACACGGTTGTCGCAGCCCACGTATAAGAACCGAGGCTCATCCAAATCAGGTCGCCGTCGTCTACGAGATTTCCCGCAGCTACTCCAACCGTGCCGAAAGGCGTGTATCCTGAACCTGATGTGCCGCCGCCGGATGCTTGGAAATACAGAACATTAGGAGATACCGGAAGACCGTTCTGCAACCCCGATGGCTCAACGATGGCCGTTGCCGCATCATTGTTGGTGACCGTTCCGATAAGAGGATATGCCGTGCTCGGGAGCCACGGTGCAAGGCCCGCATTACTGATGCCCGGACCAACCCAAATCCAAACACAGCCTCCATCATTGGTGTGCTGGCCTAGAGCTTTCTTAAATGTCGGAACTGTGTTTCCACTTACCCCGCTCGTGTTCGCGCTCGACTGCACGTATGCAGCCTTCGTAACCGGGTCATAAACGATGCACGGATTCGTCGCCGTTCCGCCAACCGTCGCGTTATTATAAGTCGTATGTGCGGTCCAAGCAACGATAGGACCCTTGTTAGTCCACGTGATGCTGCCGCCGCCTGTCGTGTCTGAAGTGGTGCCACCCGGAGTCTGATTCCAGTGCGGTTGACCGCTGCCTGATGTTCCAAACTGCGTCGTATTCGTGGTCGAGGCATTAACTGATTGAAGCTGCCACATGTCTCCGGTGCCGGAATCGAAAATCAATCCCATCGTAGAGAACATTGTCGACGCAACCCAGCCTACTGATGCAGAACCGCTCGGGGTAATAACAACCGTCGGAGGCACAGTCGGCGCAGCTAATCCAAAACCGAATACCGACCCATTCGGACCTGTGTTGGCTGGATTCCAAGTCCAAGTGCTGCAACCATCTCCAGCATACAAAATCCCAGCGACCGCGACGAAGCTTGTTTGTCCACCGCAGGTCTTCTTCGCAAATAAAAGCTGCTTCGAGCCGTTCTGCTCGTCCCACCAGACGCCTCCGCCTGAGGTCGCTGTGGCGGCAATCGTCTCCGCGATGCCGTTTGGATTTGCGAGCGTCAGCTGCGTGGTGCTGCTTGCTATGACAAGGAATGAGCCATTGTTTCCGGGATTGGTGACGAAGCCAGCGATTGAGAACAGCAAGCCGACGTAGGCGTTGCTTCCGCCAAGCGGGAAGGTTCCAGTGTAAACGGTGTTGCCGCCGGACGCATTGGCCGCAGCAGATACCGCGAGGGCTCCGCTCGAACTCGTATCGATGATGACTCTAATCGTTCCGTCAAGTTGAGGAAATGCGAACGTGTAATCCGGCGGAGTCGGATAAGTTGTCGTTGAGAACAAAGACAGGCCGGGACGGCGCTGTAGCGCAAGCTGATTGTTCAGCTCGACGTTGCGCCCGCTAAGAAGTTGACCGGGTCTGCCCCCGTAGAATTTATTTTCAACCTGAGTACCGCCCGGGTGGAACTGCGCACGGTTGGTATTCAATCCTTCAAAGTAGGTCTCGGTGACGATGGAGCCCCACGCAGACGGTTTCTTGACCTGTGCTCCGCTGAGTTCAAATGCTCCCGGCATTACTGCGCTCTCCCTGCGTGACCTAGCTGTACAGCTCCTAGCGTTGACTGACGCTCCACTTCACGAGCCAACCATTGTTGAACAAAAGCATTTCTCTGCATCTCGGTCAAACCGCTTGCCTTCGACAAGAAGGCCGCAACGCCGCGCTGACGATAAAGTTGCGCACGGGGGTCATCGACCATCGCGAACGCCTCCGAAAGAAACAAGTTATTGTAGATATCTGAGTACTGGTCCGGAATCGGGTCCCAAGCAAAGTTCGATACGTACGCCTGAATTGTCTCTGCGACGCCAGCTGCGTTCACGACCGTGAGAGTCGTGGTGGTCACGCTCACGACAACGAACGAACCGTTATTCACCGTGTGTGCAACGAAGCCTGTGATAATCGCTGTCGAGCCTGCGGGGAACGAAAGGGGGTCAAAGGTTCCAGTATAGGCCGTGTTTCCGCCGGACGCATTTGCTGCCGCGCTGATGAAGAAGGGGCCGAACTGCGGCGCTAGCTTTTGGTACGTGATGATTACCGAATATATCTGGTCGGGCACGCCCATAAAGCGAAACACGCAGCCCGCCGTTGAGCTTGCGCTCTCGACCGACATCGCGGTCGGGCGCTGCTGAAACGACGACGGAGACAACGCTCTGTTATTGTAAAGGTCCTTAATTTCGTAGATGTTGCCTTGGTCATCCTGAATCGAGACCTTTTCGACGAAAGCAAAGTCGAGAACACTGGCTTCAGTATAATCTTGCTGACCGACCACTGTATTGAATGTCGCTGTATTGCGGTTGAAGTACCACGTTTGAGGCGGATTCAGAATCGAATTGCGAATCATCGAGGCAATCGAGACCGCAGGTTCCTGTCCCAGTCCCGCCGTGAGCGGCGAATACTGAATGAACGGAGCGGCCCAATTCAAGGTGTTCTGTAAGTTCAATGACATGATTAAGGTCTCGGGTAATTATAGGGCCAAGCAGCTCCCTGAAAGTTATTACGGCTGCGCGCCGCGCCAAACACGGTGCGCGATGGGATGAACTTGTTCTCTTCCAGCTCGCGGTCTTCTTTCACGCGCAACTCCATCAAAGCCTGCTGCCACAGCTTCCACTCGGTTGGAAACTTCGCGTAAACGGCCTTCTCCGGGGAGCGGTGATAGAGCTGAGCAATGAAGCCGTCGCGGAAGAATGTCTCGAACTCGTCCGGCAGAGGAGCCAACGTCTGGCTCAAACTGACGAAGCGAACGGGCTTCATCTGCGCCGTCAAATTGAACTGCCACTCGGTGCCCGTCGACGACGGAACCGGGGTGAAGCGGAAGCCCCAACCGTTCGGGTCAAGAACCGTCCACTGGGTCGATGCTCCGGCTCCAGATACTGTGGTACCCGGGACCGCATTGCGCGCAGCAAGCGGAGGCGCGGTGCCTTCGATGCCGTACGTGGTCAGCAACAAGAAGTTGCCGTTTGCATCAATGATTTGGGTAATCGGGTTGTCCGGCTGGTCTGTGTTCGCTGAGTTATCAACGTCGCCGCCAGATTCATACGTGCCCGGATTTACGGTCATCGTTACCGTTACGGTCGGCGCGGTCAAGACGGAGTCGTTGATGCTGACAATCGTCCAGCTGCCGTTGTATGCGACCGGGAACACACTCGTGATTTGGAGCGTGCTGCCGACCTTGATTGTTGGGAGAAGACTTGTTATCGTGAATGTTGCTTGTCCGCCGGAGCCGCTCGACCACGAGGCCGCAGTTACCGCCGAGCCTGTAGGCTGGTAATAGACTGAGCCCGGTCCCGGATTGTTGCCGAGAGTCGCGCCGCCGACGTTTGCCTGTCCCCACGTTCCGTAATACAGCGTACGGTTCGGGAACCAGTTGCAGCGGAAGCCGGGGTCACCGAGACCCGCGCCGCCCGTGTAAGTCGCCGTAATTTGAGGAAGCTGACGCCCGCACTCGATGCGCGCGAACGGCTTCGGGATAGCACTGTTGTTGATGTCGAACGCCACGCCGCGCTCCAACCACGACATGTTGAGCAGCGGACCTGCTGCCGAGATTGCGGTTGCAGCGTGAGTCTCTAATACGCCGCCCGTATTCTGCAACACGAACGAGACCGCCGAAGAAGCGACGCACATGAAGGTTCCGTTGTTGCCGCCGTTGGTGAACCCGGCGATAACGAATGGCACGCCTACGTATCCACCGAATGCGCCGTCAGGCATCGTGCCCGCGTAAGTCGTGGTTCCGGCTGCTGTTGAGACCTGCGTAACCTGAGTCAACGTCAAAGTGCCCGTAAGTCCGGCAGGGTTAACGACCGCATAATCCTGCTGAAAGCTGTTCGAATAAATTGGCGGGATATTGAACTCGTTCCACTTGTGAGGAAACGCGGTCGAGCAAATCGCGTTCATGACAGTGTTCGCGCACGATAGCGCAACCGTCTGCGTATGACCGCCCTCGTTCAGAATCGGTTCGATGTCGCCGTAAGTCTCCGCAACATCGACCAGATGTTGAAGAGGGATGGTTGAAAGGGTTCCGAAATTATTGTACGACATTTATTCTCCCGGCCCGTAAGTACCCGGCGCTCGGCTGTTTTGCGGAATGTTGGGACTGATGCGGCAGTCTACGGGCGCACCTTGAACACGGCTATCAACGCCCGGAATTGTTGAGTTACTGCTGGTCTGCTTATCGTAAATCAGCGTACCTTGGACCGAGCGGCTCGCGTTGGGTCCGAACGGGGACAGACGACAATCGGGAACGCTATAAGCGTTTGACGGTGGTGCTGGCGCAGTCGCGGTAAAAGATGCACCAAAGCCCGTCCACTGATTACCCCCACCAAGAGTACCTAACACACTTACTGTGCCCGCCGCTCCGGCATCCGCCCAATCTAAGAGACCAATTTCAGAACCAGGTTGAACGGCGGCAGTAAAACTTCCGCCAGCCGTTAGAGTTGTTCCGCCTGCGTTACTGAATACCCCACCGAAAATAAGGTCGTCATTAAAATTTGCAGCGACAGTATAGCTAACGTTATTGTTGAAAGCTTGAGCATGTCCTGTCGCATCAAGGGCAGCCGTAAAACCAGATGTATAAGAGTATTCACCGATAACAATAGAGCCAAAGGTCTGGCCGACTCCCCCGATACTTACAGCAGCCTTCGAGCTGTTTTTAGCAGACAAAACATAAAACACGCCAACATAGTTTGAACCTGAGTAGTTGAACCAAGAACCTGCTTGCACCCAAATGTTTCCGGCGTTGTCCGTGACAGCTATATTGCCGATGGTAGAAGCCACAGTCAAAACAAACGCAACAAGTAAATGCCCCGGCACATTGTTATTCCCGAACGTCGCAGATGTCGATGCCGAACTTGATGTGGAAGCAGCATAGTTATTTGCTGTTGTAAATATGGCAGCCATTAGATTGTCACCCAATTTGCCCCGGCTGCTGACGGAGACACCAGCACAGCCTTGAATTTTTTCGCAGACCCGTTAGAAATCGTTGTTGTACTGCCGCCATCTATAGTCTGGCTATTGAGACATTGGATAGTAACCGTATTTGCGCCAGACCCAATATTCTTAATTTCGACTATCTGACCCATCATTTGTGTGGCATCCTGTAAAGTAGCCAAAACGTTTGCAGATGTTGGGTCTGCCATCACGAATAAATCAGTCGGAGCTAACTGATACGCAGGAGCAGCATTAGTCTTGAATGCCGCCCCGACCATGTGCCACGTATCAGAATTTGTACTCGTTACGCCGGGATTTACCGCGCCCGCCGATGCTAGAATCTTAGATTCTCCAAAAGCGTTTGTTCCTGCTGGAGTCTTGCCATCAAGATTTAAAGTGAACGTCGCTCCCGCTGTTAGCACCGGGTTATTCTCGGTGTCGTTGTAGCCTAGCCCGAGAATCAAATCGTTGTTAGTCAAGGATGTCAAACTGCCCGCAGTCCACGACGTTCCTGTTCCAGTATTAGTTGAACTGGCTTCTGGAGCAGCATTCTGCACGTTCGAATATTCAAACATCGCGCCATTCATCGTTTGAGGGCTGCCGTATTGAAGTGTAACCGTCGTGATGCCGGGATTTACATTCAGCGCATACCAGACGTGCGTAGTCCCAATCTGAGTCCAAACATTATTCTGATTATCCGTTACCGTATTTGGATTGATGCGATTAATCATCACCAACAAATTTCCCTGCGATACCGGGTTCGGCAGAGTATAAGTGAACTGGTTGTTAGCGTCTGTGTTTGGGTTGGCGCTACCTACGGCCTGTAAAAATCCGCCCGCTGACGGTTGAACAATCGTGTTTGGGTACGCACTCTGAATTGTGTTACCATAAAGACTGTTAATTGCAGCTTGGATAATCGGAACTTCTCCGATGTTCACACCCGCTTGCGTGGGATGAATTCCGTCTTGAAAATACGTGACGTTGGCATAAGCGCCGTCCGCTCCTAGCTGAGGATTCGCGGCGACGTCTGCAAGAGCATCAGCGCACGTCTGCCAACCCTGACGTATAAGAATATTAAGAGCGTTCTTTGTCGCATCTTCGCCGAATCTTGAAATCATAGTCACGAGAACAATCTTCCATCCGATTGCTCTTCGCGCTCGGCAGTACGCAGCTAAATTTGCCCATGTTCTAACAGGGCCACCCACATCCACATTTGTGCCACCCCAGATTACAACCACGTTGCGGGATGCCTTCGGTCGATATAGCGGGTCTACACTCAACGGCGCGTCGGCGAGCATTTGCGTAGTTGAGGTACCCGGTAATCCTTGATTGCTGATATCCGTGGTTTCTCCGTTTCCCACGCCCATCAACAACGTATAAGCTGTAACGCCCTGTCCTGCCGTTATAGAATCGCCGTGAGCCGCTATCTGGTCTCTCTGACTGACCGTGTCTCCTATGACAACCTGCACGCCACGAGCCGCCATCAGTGCAACAACGGTATCATTATTTTTGGCAACTTCTGCTGCCGTCAGTACTCGGTTATAAAACAAGGCGTAATAAATCGCGCCAGTCATGTACGTGCCGGAGATTCCGCCTAGCTGGTATGAACCGTTTGTTTGAAGACCAACAGAGGAACCTGATTGATAGTACAAAGACTCCTGTGAGCCAATGAAAAATCTGTCGTTCGTGTCCAGTAACATCGAATAAAAATTAGTTCCGGCGATGATGCCAGTTGAAAAAGACTTGTACGACGGCCCGTTGATGAAACTGAGCATTCTTGCGCTGCCTGTCAAAACCGAATTGGAACTCCCTACTGCGGGAACCGACGTTGCGCCATAAGCGGCAAACGCAATCGAGTTTGCACCGCTCCCTTGCACTAAAGAATTCGTGTTGTTCGTGTTGGACGTTCGGAGATAAGTAGCGAAAATTTGAATCGTTTTTGCAGAGTTTAACGCTGCCGGGAGCATGACTGCCCCAACTCCGGAAAGATTTAAACCTCCGGACGTTGCAAAAAGCGTTGGTGCAGTTCCTGCTGTCCCTGTTGCACCGTTACCGTTTCCTGAATAGTCGACCAAGGCCGCAGCCGATTCTGTCGACAGAATACGATATTCAGCCATCAAACCAGACTGAACAACACCTGACGGTATTCCGGATGCTGGCACACTGACAACAGATAGAGGAGAACTAGCCGAGCCATTTCCAGATAGGCTGGAATCTGTTTGAACGGTACCCGCACCTCCGGAACCTATGGCAAGGTTTCCATAAGGTGTTCCTGTGGAATCGATGCCTGCTTCTACTGCCCCATTGGCACTGAGAAGCTGCAAAAAGTCTTGACCCGCATTCTCTGACTGCCATTTTTCGTATGTTCTTTTTGTCGGAGATGACATTAGCGCAGTCCTGTGAATAGCAAAATTAGCGCAGCGGTGGGAGCACTTTTAAATTGTGTTTGGATGCAGCCGAAGGAGGTCGATTGAGAAGTTTGTGTGGTGGCTACTGTCGTCATCTTTCCTCGGAGAAAAGAATGGGGCGGAAGCCGCCGCCCCTCGGGTTGTTTGCCTTAAATCTGGAAGTTCTCTGGCAACTTGCCTGCGTCAGTTCTTGGTGCCGGACCTTGGACGGTCTCAGCGAAACGTTCCGATGATGACGGCTTGTTGCTGCTGTCTTCGCACATTTCGTACGCTCGACGCCAGCCGATGCCTGTCCAGTTCGGAATCTTGTTTCCGTTGCGAGTCAGGTAATCGTCGGTGTCGCCCGGGAGCCAGCGTGCGCCGCACAAATTGCACTTGATGACCTGAGTCCGGTCGGTGAAAATGTGATGAAAGACTGCCGGGTCGCGCTGCTGTCCGCGCTGACGGCCCTTGCCGCCCTTCAAGTGACGACACGCCTTCTGCGTTTCAATCTTGGAGACCGTGTAATTCTCCGAGTCTCTGCGGCGTGCCTTGTCCTTTGCTGCTAGTGCTATTTCTAGCTGCGCTTCCTTCTCAGCGATGCGGGCTTCCTTCGCCGCCATAATGCTGAGAAGCTGGAAAAGTCCCTCTTCCGTAACCATCTTGCCTGCCTTAACTCCTACAGCGGCAAGCGTGGCTTCATTCGATGCTGCATTTGGTCCAGTCATTTGTACACCCTTGAGGTTGGCTAAACATCTTCAACCGCCCTGTATAGGCCCGGGGTCAGGCAGATTGAGTAACGTGTCCGGGTAACGTCGTACAGTCCGGCAACACCCGTTACTCTTGTCCGAGAGCTTCTTGGTCTTCGAGGTCAACGTAACGTTTGCCGTTGCGCTTTTCCCAAAGACTGCGGAAGTATCTTGCGGAGATTGCGTTCGGCGATGGTACGCCGAAAATTTTGTGACACTGTGCTTCGGTGATGATTTCTTTCTCAACCAGCTGGATAGCGACAGTACGCCAGCCGCGCGATTTCTCGCCGTTCGGGATGCCGTGTGAATCTAAAAGGAGCACGCTCCACTCCCACATAAACGGCACATCGATGTAGCAGACCGGGCGTAGCTTCTTCGGGTTGCTGGGAGGAATACAGAAAAGTCCTACCGTCGGAACGCCGCCGGGACCTTTCCAGCCGTTGTCAAAGATGGTGGTCTTGATGCCGTTGTCGTTCAGCTTCTTCAAAAAATCTCGTGTTACAGTTCTGTTGACCTTGCGCGCCGCCTCGTTCGTCAGGTCGGCTTGGTCGTCCCACTTGTATGCGCTCGCCATGTTGTCTGAGATTTCTTTCTCGGCGGCGAACGACTCTTTCACGTATGCGCGATAATCATGCGGCCACTTCACCCAGTTGGGGGTGCCGCCCGCCAACATCGTTTGAATTGCTTCGTGCGTTGCATCAACATCGTGGCGTTCGTTGAACGGATTCTCCACGTCGGTGCCCTTGATGAAAGGCTGGCCCGGAACCTGAATCAGACTGCTCATTGTGTATTGTCCTTTGTATTGGAAGAAAGACGAAAGGGGAGGCATCGACCTCCCCTTTCTAGTTGCTTTTCGTAAGCCGGACGCGCTGTGCGCGGCCTTCTGTCGCTTACTGAATTGCCGGAACGCTGTCGATGTAGCGAATACGCTGCGTGTTGACGCCAGTTGCTGGCGGCAAAGTCACTGTTTGGTGGAACTTGTATGAGCACCATCCGCCAATCGTCGAGACTGGGTCGAACGAGCTGGCCGGAGCGTCAGTTACAACGCGGCAGTCAATCGTCTTCCAATCGCCTTCGTCAAGGTCGGTGTCGCCCGGAACTTCCAACCACACACCAATCATCGCGTAATTGCCGAAGACGTAGGTGCGGTAACCAATCTTGCCGCTGCCGTTGTAGTTAGCGGTGGTGGTTACGAATGGGGTCTGCATGAAGCCGATGTTCGTGCCCGGTAGGACAATGACCTTGTTCTGGTCGCTGCCTGCCATTGCGTCGAACTTCTCCATGTTCTCGTACTTCCACAAATCCGCGATGCTGTTGTTCACAGTCGTGGCGTTGTAGATGTCGCCCAACACGTTCGAGCTGATTGCGCCCAAGAACATTCCACGCTTGCAAGGCAACACGTTCTTCGAAACAAGCTGCTGCTTCAATTCACGGATGGTGCCCAAGTCAAGGGTGTACGGAGATGCTAGCAACGAAGACTGGTTGACGTTTGCGTCAACGCCGCTTGCGCTGTCAGCTACCGCGCTGTACAACTCGCTAATCGACTGTCCGGCTTGGTAGCCCAACTCGACTGCGCTGTTGCCGACCAACTCGTCGATAGCTGCCGCGATTGCGAAGCTCGAAAAGTTGGAATAGTTGTTCCACTCGCCAATCTGTGCTGGCGATGACAACTGGGTGATGGTCTCCGGGTTGCCCACGGTACCGTCAGAATTCTGCACAACGTCGCCCGAAAGCGTGTTGTACTGGAAAAACGTACGGTTCACGCCCATGTGGAGACCCTGTACACTGCGTTCAGCCGCGCCAACGAATGCGTTGGTGTTGCCCTTCAAGTTCGGAATCAATTCCTTATCGAAAATGATTGCCTGAGCCGTTAGGACGTTTGCTACGTTTGATGCACTTGGATTTGGACCACTCATGGTGGTTTACTCTGGTCTGCGTGCTCCACGTCTCTGCGTGGGGAATCTTACTGGACTTTGATGCCGTAGCTTGCAAGCTGTTTAACGAACTGAGGGTCGTTATTCTTCTTGCGCTTTATTTCTTCGGCGCTCATCTTTTTCAGATTCTGCATAAATTCTTTTCTCGCGAGTGCTGGGTCTGGCGTTCCCGGACGTTGTGCGCTCAACGAACCCGGAGGCAAGCTCCCGTTCACTCCCGGACGACGGGCCGCTGGTTGCACATTAGGTGCGGCGGCAGACGACGTTACCGTTGCTTCAACCGCAGGCTGACTAGGCGCTGCTGGCTGGGCTGGTGCTGCTGATGCTGGCACTGCGGCTGACGATTCCGCGACCGGGATTGCCGGGGCTGCGGGCGTAGTCGAAGCGGTGGACAAGACCGGATTAGCGGTCTCGCTCACAGGTGTTGTTATGCTCGTCGACGATGCGACTGGCACAAGTTGGTCCCCTTGTTCCTTGAGGTCTTGAAAAGCAATCTCTAGGTTGTCGAGGGTAAATTCAAGATTGTGTTCTACAAAGTACTCGGCCATTGCTTTCTTATTGGCCTCGCACGGGTTGTAATCGTGCAGATGCTGGCGCATGAAATGATTCGAAATTGCGCGGCCTTCTTCACGTAGCTCCTTCTTTCGGAGTTCCTGCTCTCGCGTCTGATACGCGCTCTCGATGGTCGCCTTAATAACGTCAGCGGCCTTCGCCGGGTCTTTCTCTTCCACAGCGACCTTCGCTGCTTCCGAGATTTGCTCCGGAGTTAAAATTGTTTTCTCTGCCTTCTGAGTCAGCTTCTGTCTCTTCAGACGATGGAAGGCGCGCGTCGCCTGCGTATGAACTTCCCGCTGCTTCGCCATCAGCTCCGGGAGCGTGGCGGCAGAAAGATTCGTCGGACGTCCAATCGTGGTTCCGTCCTCATCTGCGACTTGATAAATCTGGCTGTATCGAGTTGGCTTACCGCTCGCATCTCGCGTCACGGTCACGCCGACCTTTTTCAACTCTGCATCTTCCGCTTCATGTGGATTAACCACGACCGCCGGGACAGGCGGCACCTCGGCAGGCACGATTGGCGCTGCGGCCATCGCCTCTGCTTCCGCTGCCAATGCCTCGGTCGAGGGCGGGACAACGCGATTCAACTGTGCGTCGACTTCTGCTTCCCGACTCTGGGCCTCTGCCATCAGCTCTGATGCCCGAACCGCGAGAAGGCGAAGTGATGCCTTATCCGCCACAACAGCCGGGTCATTCATGGCTTTCCCGATTGATTTCAAATCCATTTGTAACACTTGCTCTTGAGTGATTGAACTCATTGTATGTCCTTATTGATTCGACTTCGTTCCCTCGACGGGAGATTTTGGCATCGGCATCTGAAAACGATTCTTTGGGTCCGCTGCTACCAAAGAAGGATTCTCGCGCTGCTGTGCCTCTTGTACTGCTGCTCGCTGATGGACCTTGACGGAGTCAAGGACTTCAGCAGAAAATTTGTTCATGGCATGGGCGGTGGTCTGCAATCCGGTAAGCACTTCCGCATAACGCTCGGTGGTTGGCTTCAGCTTGATGACTTCCTCGGTCGCGTTGCGGCAAGCCTCTGCCATCAAGCGTACCAAGATTTTCCATCCCGGCTGATTCACGAGCTGCGCGAGCCCGATGCGCTCATCGTATGAGAGCCCATAACCCAACAATTTGCGACCTTCTGATTCTGCCATTTTTATTCCTTCACCCTTTCAGGTATTGTGAGGAGGGCGACCGGAGTCGCCCATCCTTATAGTGCCGTTGTTGAACCGAAGCCTTGCGTCTGGTCCGGCCCGCCCGAGAGTTCCGGGCTGGTTGATTTCTCGATAGAAGAGCGGAAGGCTTCATTGCCCGCCTTGCCGAGCTGCTTCTGGTTTTCGAGCGTCTGTTCCTGTTCGAACTTCGCCTGCTGCTGCTGCTGTGCTGCCTTCGCCTGCGCTTGCTGCATCGCCGCTGGGCTGTTCGCCTGATGACGCTGCTTCTCATCGTCCGTCATTTCGCGTAGGAAGGCCTGACTGAACTTCCAGCCTGCTGCGTCCACGAACGCTTGGAAGATGGCGACCGCGTCGAACTGATATCCGGCGTCATTTGCGTTTGCAACGAAGACCGGGTTGTTCAACAGCTGAATCATGATTGGGAGAGCCTGCGCCATTTCCTTCTTGGCACCGAGGTTTGCTCCCGCTAGAACTTCGTACTCGACCTTCGCATTGCGATACTGGATGTGGTCGACCTTGAAGTCGTTGCCAATCTTCTCGCCGAGGATGTCCTTGATGACCGAAGTCGGCAACAGGTCGTTGTCGAGGTCGTCCATTTGAAAGAGCCACGGTTCGAAAACCTGACGAACGAATCGTCCGGTCGGTCCATCGAGTCGGCTTGCGTTCGCTTGTACGACCGCTGCCGCTCCGGTTCCGCTTCTCATGCCTGTCGTGCTGATGCCTGCGTGTCCCGCGCCTTGAACGACCTGCTCGTTCGCGCCCGAGGTAGCTGCACCCGCTGACTGCGACTGCTGGATGAATGCGAATGCCTCTTGAGGAGGTGTCGGCATTTGTAGGAACTTAAAAGCTTTTTCGACGTCTTCTTCAACGTCGATGATTCCGCCCTGCTCCCAGCGCGTATTCTGCGTCGGGGCATTGTAGCCTTTCTTACGAAGCGCTACGGGTTGCAAACAGTAGGCAAGCAGGTCAAGCGCAAGGTTCGTTACACCCTGCTCAACAATCTGCTCGCTGCCGATTAGCAGGCCGAGTCCCTGACCGTAGAACGAATCCGGGATATTGCGCCAGTTCGCCGAATAGAAAGGAATCTTTCCGTAAGGGTTGGCTTCATTGCGAATCAAAATATTGTGGCCGTTGTAGATGAGCACAACGATAACTTTTTCGTTGTCCCAACGCTCCAAAATTTCGAGCGGGGCTCTGTTTGGGTCGGCGCTGGTCTTGTACGAGCGTGGCTTCGAGTGCTGCAAGTAGCCCATCATCCCTTCCGGGATGGTCATCGTAATATTGTCCGGCCCCGGCGAGGTCGACTTCATGAACATCTGGCGAAGAATTTCCTCGCTCGGAATGTTATAGCCCTCAACGCCGCGCAGACGCTCTAAATCTTGGTACGTCGCGTAATCGCGCCAAACAACCCACTTCGCTGTGCGAATGTCGCCTACACGGCATCCCGGGTCAACAAGAACCGTACGGATGTCGCAGTACTTAATCCACGGATGAGAGACGGTCTTCTTGTAAAACTCAATCTCGAAGTCGTCCGAATCCGGCGTGTCAATCGGAGCAGTCGTGAGACCTTCCGGCACTTGAACCTTGGGCGCGTAGCGCTTGTACTTCTTCTCGGTCTTCTCGTATTCCGCGTATCCCCACTTCCAGATTGCGGTGCCGAGAAGGGCCATCTGCTCTAGCCCGCGCTCAACCTCTTCCTCAAAGCGCATGGCCTTGAGCTGGAAGGTAAACATCGCAGTCTTCGCTTGAATCACTTCCGGCGTGGTGCCCGGACTTGGACGAAGCAGGAAACAAGGGTCTTCGTAGAAGATGCCGCCCATAATCTTCGGGACAATCGAACTGATGTGGTTCGAGACCATGAACTTCGGAACCGACGACGTTGCTACGTCCGTCCCGTTGTTCGCGCTGTCCGTAGACATCGGCGACTGGTACAGCAAGTCGGACATCGTCCAACCGCTGGCCCACTGGTTGATGTTAAGAAAGTTATCTGCTAGCTCGGTATCATCAAGAACGAGTTTAATCGCAGCGGTATCGTTGAACTGCACGGTCCCAGTGTCGGAGTCGATGTGAGTATTCTCCATCGTAATCTCTTCGGCTGGTTCTTGTGCCAAATTTTGTATTGCTACGTCGATATCGCTCATCATCTGTCCTTGACATTACGTGCCGCCGATTAAGGCGTCTTCGTGTGCCCCGGCGCGGGGCTGTCTAGTTATAAGCGCCAAGGCCCTTTATTGCCGAATATAATCATTCGAGGGTCTAGCGGCTTTGTTGGTTCCGGTTCTTCCGGTTCCGGTGGTTTCGTTGCATCACCCCGTTCGCCGCGTAGATATTGTTTCCACGTTGGCGCGTGAATCGTAGGGGCCAAATCTTTTGTCTGACTGTGAGGCGTGCCGGAGAACATTGCGTCATGACGCATTCTCGTGATGCGGCGTCTCTCTGCTTTCTCTTCGTCTTCCGCTTTCTGACCTTCTTCTTCCGGGGTCAGTCTAGCTCGAATGAACATCTCCGGTGGGAGAGTTCGAGAAGCTTGAGAGATGGCATCCGGTATATCGTCCTTACGGCCCTTCTTAGTCTCACCAGTGAATCTTTCGAACTGCTTATACAACTCGTCGTTCCACGGGCCGGACACAAAGTGAAGGCGGTCATCGGCAATTAAGACTTCCAGCGTTTTAATGCGATTTGTTTTCTCGTTCGCCGTATTTCCTGTTGGCACTTTTATGATGCCATTCAAAACTTGCAAACAGTTGTATTTCATCGCATACGAATGAACCACGGCCATTAGAAGGTCAATCCCGTTACACGCTTCTATAAACGTTCGACGCGGCTTATGCTGTCTCAAAAATCGGACAAAATGGTCCGCAAGGTCCGTCGCTCTCCACTTATCAAAATCTATATCGAGAACAACGAGTTCTTCAGTTCCGTCCTCGCGAGTGTGTCGAAGAATGGCAGCTAGTACACAATAATCAGACCCTCTGTTATCCGTATAGGCCCAATCAACAACTACAATTACTTCTCCTGTTGTTGGAGCGGCTGTGCGCGCGTAAGTCTTCTGACGCAAAGTCTCTCTATCGAAGTGGGTTATTAAATCGGTAACTTCGAGCGGGTCTGTTGCGATGTTCAAATACTGGTTTTTGAAACCGCGCTCTTTGTATTCCTTCATCTTGGTACGAAGCGCTTTCCAAGTGTGCTTATAAGGAAACCACAAATCAACCATATCCTCGGTAACTTCAAAAAGTCCTTTCGGCTTCTCTAAAAGTTGGTCATAAAGGACTCGAAATTCAGGTTTCGGGGTCCAACAAGCGAGGCATAGATACTTGAATGATTCCACTGTGTCTGCATCTTCGTCTTCCGGTATAGCGCCCATGCGCCAGCCGTACCAGTCTGTCGTAAAATACCGAGTACCGATAATATCCGTGAATCCCCACGATTCAATGATTGCGTTAGTTGATTTAATCTTCTCTTTCAGCTTCGCTCGAAGTTCTTCATCAGCTGAGTTCTTGTCTTCGACGGCGTCATCTAGTTTTCTGATGTCGCAACGTTGACCAACGAAGTTCGAGTCTAGCGACGTAATCCAGACGTGGTCTTCTTTGATTTCGCATATATGAGCGGGGCACGTAATTGCTTGTTCCGAGCGGCCATCGACGCCCGTCAAAATATACTCAGGGAAGAGCATCTGAAATGCAGACGGTTTTCCACGAGAAGGCAAATAAAAATACTGCTTAATTTCGCCCATCAACTGAGTAGACAGTCTCTTAACCGATGTCATTATCATGATACGAATGTCCGGGCAGTTCAACATCCACTGCACCGCATCCAATCCATCGATTGTTGATTTATATCCAGAACGAGGAGCGAGCAAAATTAGTGTGCGAGTCTCTGAGCCATCAGTAGCAAAACGTTTCTGCTTCCCAATCATCTCGTGGATATCATCGATAGTGCAATCAGGGAAGTACAAACCGTCAAAGTTCTTTTGAACGAACGCGTCACAAATTATCTGATGTGTGCAATGAAACAAGCCCATACCTAGTAAACGGCCAAGCCAGAACAAATCTTTGCGCGCTTTGTCGCGCAGGTCCAGCCAATCACGAAACGAGACTACCCGGTCAACCTCGTAAGTCTTTCTGTGCTCGGTGTTGTCCGGCTCAATATTCTCGCCGCCGATTCTAATAGCACGAATCACGATTTTTTGAGCAGCTGGTATTGGGAAGTTATTCTTCTTCTTCCCCGTCTTAGCATCGATAATATCTGGGTCTTCTTCGCCCACGATGGTAGGCGCGGCACCCTCATAAATAGCAAGCAATGAGACTGCGCTGCGGCACTCGCTCTTATAAAAGGTTTCGCCCGCATCTAGCTCGTGTGCCCAAGCGAGGTTCTCCGCGTGCTCTTTAAGCCGAAGACCCTTCTCTTCTTCCTCTGCAACAACATCAGTTACCGGATACGGCTCCGGCATTCCCTTATCGCGGGCGCGCTTGTTCGCCTGTCTACGACGGGCTGCCTCTTTCGCTTGTTCTGATGTTGCCATGAGTCCTCATTGGATTACTGATTAAGTGCCTTCACTGCATTGTCGTGCGATTCGTTTGCTGCCTTCAATTCCGGGCCTTGGTCGGCCTTGACTCCCATGAAGCTTTCTCCGCCCGGGCGTGCCGCGCGTGCGTGGGAGTAATCCGATGGCGGCGTTGACTTGCTTAAACCGGAGTGACCTGACTTCGTGCCGACGCTTGAGTTATTGGCGTTGTCGAGAGCCTTGTGTGCGCTCGCGAGCGCTGCGTTTGCTTGTGAAATTCCGTCTGCCATATTCCCTCTCGATTAAGTCTTCGAAACACCGTCTGCGGCGGGCTTTGGGTCTGCGAGCAAATCCTTGCAGATGCCGAACTCTTTCTTGGCGTTCTCGGCCAGCTTACTGCCGTCTGCCGGAAACCCAAATACGACCGCAAAAACTCCATCCTTATCAACCATCTGTCCGATGATTTTCTCATCGTCGGTTTTTGTAATAAGGAAGTCTACATCTCCGTTTATGTAGTGTTTACCCTTGTCGTCTTTCTTTTCGAACTTGTAAACAACGGGCTTGTCCAGCTTATCCACTTCATCTGGTCCCGGAGAGACTGAAATTATTGTGATGTTGTCGGCGCTGACTTCAATGTGTGCGCCTAGAAATGACCCCGGCGCGCACCCACCTACGTCATAACCTACCGCCTTATCTTGTGCCAAACCGAGCGTGCCTGCCAAAGCGAGCGCTGCCACGAGAATTACTGTACGAACAAGTTTCATGGGTTTTCTCCCAGACGGCTCTTGACAGAGCACAACCGTCTACAGCCGCCCCGTAGGTCCTCTGCTCGGCTTACTTCTGAATATTGATGTCAACCGTCTGCGTCTGCTGCTGACCTTGGCGCTGGTTGTAATCTTCCTTGGCGCTGTGCGCGAGAAGCAGCGCTTGAATCGCACCCGCGAAAACCGCGAACGAGGTGAGGTCACGACCGTGCAACCACCCATAGCAACCAACTACTGAAAACGCGGTTGCAAAGAAGGTGCAGCGTCCCATCCACATACGAAAGAAGGCGACCGCGACGTTGCCGCTGGTTACCGTTTGAAACGCCTTTACTGCAACATCCGGAATCTTCATTTACTTACCGAAGCCGCCCATTGTGTGAGCGAAGTTGGCCATCTTAGCCACGTGCGAATTTTTCGAGTTGCGAGCCTCTTCCAGACGCTCCGCAGGAATCGGTTTGTCTTCCGAAATCCCGAGCGCGCGGTGAAGACCGCCCTTGCGCAGATGATGCATCGCGCGATAAAGTGAAACGTTGTGCTTTGCCATTATTCTGTTTCCTTGCGCGCTGAGCGCACGACGTGATAACCGCCCGCCGTTTTATTGGCCCAGTGCTCTACTTCATTCCCCGACATGCGGGTCTGGCTGCCCTTGGGCTCATTCGCGGGAGCGTGGTCTAATCCGGCTGCTTTGGCGTTTATCTCCAGTGCAGCACGGCCCGCTATCACCGTAGGAAGATTTGGCGTCGCGCCCATTAAACTGCTGGCGGTGCGCCAGCTGCGCCCGGAGGCGGCGCGCCTGCTCCCGGCATCGGCTGGTTGGCCGCGTCGTTCGCTTCGCCCGGGTTCGGCTGAGACGTGTGGTCCATCATGTGGTCCATCATAGCGTCGTGGTCGCCCGCCGTACCCTTCACGTCACCTTCGCGCTTCGCAGGACCTTGAAAGCCGTGCTTCTCGTGAATGTGGTGAACAGTGTGTGAGCCGTCGTCGTGGTGCTCGGTAATCGAGTGGCTAAACTTGTGGTGCTTCTTCATAAACCCTCTTAACTTCAGTAACTTCTGCGCTTCTCGCCAAGATATATTCTCGCCCTCGTGCCCGTCGCAACAGTCGTCCCAATCAACGCTCTGGCCTTTGTGTTCGGACATTGCGTCGGAAGTTTCGTCCTGCTCTTTAGACATCAGATTGCAAAGTCCGTCGTGACCTTCTGTAGGAACAAAGTGTTCGCAACTTGCGCCCTGCTTGAATCCGCCGCAGTTCGTTCCGGTCGGGGACTTCGCCCATTCCAAACCTGTTTGGTCGGCTGCCTTATCGCCAAGCGTGTTGACGTTGTAAACGACCTTGTCGTCTCCTACCGCGAGAGGCGTGCCGCCTCTCTGATAGCAGCAAACTGGCGTGTAAACCTGTTTGCCCTTCATGGCTCGGTCAATAACAATGTCCGGCCCGTGAATCTGGCATCGCTTCTGGTTGATGTAAAGAAACGGACAGTTGAAGCATGACTTCGGTACGTCACCTGTATCTTTGCCACCGACAAATGCGAGCGCCCATCGCTGCACGCCAGAAGCTGGTTCAATCTGTATTAACTTAGCCACGCCAGCTCCCTTAAACTGCGTTATTCTTTGTCGTTGTTAATTGGGTTCTGTCCGTGCGTGGTCTCGGCATAAAGCGCGCGAGCCTTTGCAAGGCAAGACTGGTCGTACACGACTTCCTTCACGGCTTCCGGCTTCGGCTTTGAGCCCTGACGTAGGCTCTCCAAATTCGAACCACCGTCCGAGGTTGTCTTCTCGGTCGCAGCCTGCGAATTACCCGGGGCCTTCAAACCGCCGTTGCCGCTCGGCTTCGAGCCGTTGCGGAGCGTTGCTTCCGGACCTAGTGCTTCTGGCCCGGTCGTTCCCATCGTTGCTTGCTCACTCATGACTTACTCCTGTTTCCTTGCTTCCCGAGCAACCGCGTACGGGGTCTTCTTGTGTACGTGCTCCGGGAGCGTATCAAACTTGCCTTTCGTCGCCTCATCCCACTCGTGCAGCCCTTTCTTGCCTAGAATTTCCGGGTGCGCGTGTAGATAGCCCTGTTGGGCCTTGGACTCGAACGGCATTAAGCCTCTTTTACTTCGTCGACGACGTGAATAACCTCATCGCCGCTTAGCACGCGCGCTTGGTTATTGGTCATCTTTTGTACTGCTTCTTCGATGTGGGCAAGGTGGTTCGTGAGAAGCGTTTGCATTCCGGCTTCCATCACGTCCATGTGTTTCACCGTGCGATTAAAAAAGTGAGTGATTGCTTCATAAACCCCGCGCGCTTTCCACGACGCCGCGATAAGGGAGCCTACGATTGCAAAGTCTCTAACGGATGATGAAATTTGCCCCAATGTTATGCTGGATGGGTCGAACATGGGGTCCTTTAAAAATTTGTCGGGGCTATGACTCGACCTGCCGGGGATTTCACCCGATACCCGTGGTGGTCGCTTCTTGGAAGCGCCCCAGCCAACAGGGAAAAAGAAGGGGCGACTTGCGCCGCCCCAGAGGATTACGACTCGATGGTGAACTGGGTCAAGGATGCCTTGTTGGTTGCGTCCGTGGTTCCGAACGTTACGCCAACAACGAAGCCAAGCACTGCGCCTTGTGCCAACAACGGGTTACCCGCGTTGAAGTCCAAACCAGTTACGATGTTTGTAACAGTGGTCGGGGCAGTTACCGAGCCACGAATGAATGCTTCGTAGCTACCAATCAAAAGGCCGTTCGCGCCGTTGTTCGATGCGCCAACGAGTTCTACGTTCAAGCCCCACGGCTCTTGTGCGAAGAACGGGGTAATTGCGCCCGTGGTTGCAATCGAGGTGTAGGTCGGAGATGCTACCGAGCCAGTCACCGCGTACAACTGAACAGTTACGGTACCCGATGGGTCGCCCGTGTCCGAGCCGAAGAAGCCGCTCGCCATCACGTTGAACTGCTGACCTTGGAACACGTTCTGCGCCGGAAGAAGCAATGCGCCTACCGGGCTGGTCGAAGACGGAGTCGAAGGTGCCACGCCGATGGACGGACCAATCGGACGAGGGAAATACTTAACTGTGGTTCCAAGGCCCCCGACTTTCGATGGGAACGCTCCGGATACCTGAAAATCCAATACATTACTCATTGTGTTTTCCTTATTTGTACGCCACCGAAACGGGAAACCGCCTCGGAGACGCTGTTTCAGAAATGCCGCCCTTAGACCGTACTGAGCGGATTGCTAGAAAATTTTTAGAAGTTACCTGCTTGAACGGGCGCGTTGTTTGCGTTCAACGCCGTGGGATTCAAATTAATGCCCGCGAAAGTTGCCGACCCATCGACTACTACTTGAACCGGGTGGTAATAAACTTGGGCATTCAAAAACGCGCTGATGATGTAGGTGCCTGCCGCGAGACCCGCAATCGAATAATTTCCTGACGCGTCGCCGCCGCCAAAGCTAACCTGCTTCGTCAGAATGTTCAAGCACTGAACCTGCGCACCTAATGCTGCTGCGCCACCGACGTTACCGCTGATTGTTGAACCCGCCATTTCTTATCTCCACACCCAGCCACATGCTGGACAAACCTTGACCTCTCCTGATTTCTTTCTCAAGAGTAGTTTACAAACTGCACAAAGACGACTCCACATTGGGAGCCTCCCGCAGTTATTAGCTGCCGTGCGAGACGCCTAGATAATCAAGCCAGTAGGAGATGTTGCCGCCGAGGTTGACGATTTGGAAGATGTCCGCTTGAGCGCCTTGGCCTACTGAGGAGTTCCAGCGCCAAGCACTTGCGAACAGCTGAGCAGTCGAAGAGGAAGAGGTTCTGTCCCCGGCGTGGAAAACGCCTAGACGAGTACCGTTGGTGGGATTAACTGCGGGGTTGTGAACTACGCCGTTGGAGTCAACGTTCAAAGCCACGATTGGCGAGGGAGAATTCGGTGAGCCCGGTTCCGTTCCGGGTACTGTGATTTGCAGCATGTCGAGGTTCTGACTCGCGATGCCGTTCGGTGTAACTTGAGGGAACGCGGTTATCAATGAAGCACCAAGAAATGTGCCGAGCACATTATTCGGAACTCCGCCTGCCGTTGTAGTTGCTGCTGCCATGTTGTCTCCGTAAAATACAAAACCCCCTGAATGAGGGGGTTTCGTTACAATGAATATTGGTTGCGGCGGGTGGACTCGAACCACCATGAACGCTTTCAGAGAGCGCCATCCTGCCAATTGAATGACATCGCAACAGAAATAAATGTCGTCCCCACTGGGGCGATGGGGTCCCTTTTCCTTGGAGGGTCGCTACGCGTTTGCTTTCTCCAAGTACCAGACCGACGACAAGATTGGTTGGGTAAGAAGGATTCGAACCTTCACCTGAGTGATTCAAAGTCACCCGTTCTACCAGTTAAACTATCGCCCAACAGAAAATGGAAGCCTCGAACACGACGCAACGCGTATGACCTTTCGGTTAAATGCCGAATGCTCTTATCGCTCTGAGCTACCGAGGCACAGAAAATTGGTCCCAAGTCGTGGAGTCGAACCACGCCTACCAGTGTTTCAAACTGGGGTGCTACCCTCACACTCACAGGGGATGGAGGAAGAGAACAGAATCGAACTGTCGTCCTTTCAGACGGTCGGGTGTTCGAAACCCGTTGCGAGCCATTCGCACTGTCTTCCGTAAATGGCGGACTGGTAGACGAATCGAACGCCCCCGTATCTCTACGAGCCTCCGGGTTCAAACCGGATTGCACACCGTTGCGCGGTACCATCCATAAACTTGGCGGATGATGTGAGATTCGAACTCACTCGGGCTTTCACCCGCTGGTTTAGCAAACCAGTACGACACTCCGGCTTCGCCGACCATCCGTAAACTTAAACTCCTAGCATCTTGCTGAGCTGCGCGACGCGCGACTTGGCTCTTTCCAAATCCCCGCTCGCTGCTTTGAATCCGTGATTCGGCTGAAACCCGTTCAGCCACTTGCACATCAGCTTGCCCCACAGCTTGCCTTCTTGCTGCGCGCGCCAGCTGTGCGTTGAAATCGTTTCGTCCTGCTGGCCTCGAAGAATCGTAACATTGAACCAGATATCGAACGCGACCAGCGCTCGATGAGGCCAACCTTCTTTAGATGCCGTCAACTCTTGCGCCGCGACCTGCTGTGCCCCGGCCCACGGCACATACAGCCCGCGATATTTGTTAATTACACCAAATATGGTGGATACCGCAATCAAGCCGAGAACCGCACCGCTGAAAATTTCGCCAGTCAGCAACAGCTTATGAAGTGCGTCCATCGGAGCCTCTTAAATTGGCAGGAAGCGTAGGAGTCGAACCCACTCTCTCCGGGTTGGAGCCGGATGTGCTACCGCAACACTTGCAACCTGTAGAAAATCTGAGCTTCCTATTTCACCGCGTGGCTGGCCGTGTCACAGCCCTTTGGACTCACGTTGAAATCACCCGCTCCCAGTGGGATTCGAACTCACACGCGGACACGATGGACGAATGCTGTCTAGGTCAGCACGTACGGACTAAGCCGCCTTCGTATCTACCTCGTACTAGATGCGCCTTGCCGTTCGGCGTCATGGTCCCTCGCGTTTTTCAGGCGCGAGAGAAAAGAATGGTGGATGATGAGGGATTCGAACTCTCTATGGCCCAAGGGCCAACAGGGTTACAGCCTGCCGCGCCACTCCAACTGCGCCGCTCATCCAAACTTGGAGCCTCGTCGAGGAATCGGACCCCGGCGTCCTCTTTACGAAAGAGGCGTCATACCACTAGACCAACAAGGCAAAAATTGGAGCACCGCATTCGATTCGAACGAATGTGACCGAGGTACAAGCTCGGTATACTGGACCGCTGTATGAGCAGTGCATGGAGCCGAAGGCAGGAATCGGACCTGCGCTTGTTCTTTACCAAAGAACTGTTCTACCACTATACTACATCGACTCAGAAAATTGGAGCGAAGTGCGGGAAGTCGAACCCGCGCCTAGACGTTGGCAACGTCTCGTGCTACCATTATACCAACCTCGCCCTGAAACTGGAGCGGCGTCACGGACTCGAACCGAGACGAAGAGTTTGGAAAACTCCAATGCTACCATTACATCAACACCGCTCAAAACTTGGTTGCGCAGAAGGGATTCGAACCCTTGGTGTCCTTTCGGATTCCAGCTTATGAGACTGGCGACATCGGCCATCTAGTCGACCGCGCAACAGAAAAATGGTTGACGAGGAGTGAATCGAACACTCTCTTATTCCTTATCAGAGAATCGTCCTGCCGTTAGACGACTCGTCAACTGAAAATTGGTGGACCATAAGGGACTCGAACCCTCATTATTCCTCGGTGCAAGCGAGGTGCCATCCCAATTAGGCGAACGGCCCACAGTAAAATTGGTACTCGCGGCGGGATTTCAACCCGCGTTCTCGCCTTGAAAGGGCGGCGTCCTAGAGCACTAGACGACATGAGCACTGAAACTTCTTGCCGCCTCCTGTTATCCCGGCCCCTTTCGGACCCCGGGTTTCCTGAACGGCAAAACTTGGTAGCGATGGCGAGAATCGAACTCGCGCTACTTGGTTGAGAACCAAGCGACCTGCCACTAATCGACAACGCCATTGGTGCCTCGTGGTGGAATCGGACCACCGTCTCAAGTTTATAAGACTTGGGCCTTCGCCATTAGACGAACGAGGAATAGAAATTGGTACCCAATCAGAGAATCGAACTCTGCCAGCCTCTTTGTAGGAGAGGTTCATACGACCAGTTTGATAATCGGGTAGAAAATTTGGTGACAGTATTGTGTACCGGGGGAATCACCGTGCCCGCCTCTTGCGTTTTTGCTATCGGCTGAGACTGCCGTTTATAAATTCGTTTTGTACCAACGCTGGCCCATCGAAGACCACTGATAAACAATCTTGCAATCTTCGCACTTCACGACAGTCTCGCGGTCGGGTTGAACTTTACCCTCGACATACTTTCCGCACTGACACATCAGACCTACAGACCGTGATGTTTTGTGAAGGCTCATAAACTTGGTGCATCGCCGGGGACTTGAACCCCGACCTCAGCGCTTAAAAGGCGCGCCATCTGCCGCTCGATATCGCAATGCACTGAAAATTTGGTCGACCGCCTCGGACTTGAACCGAGACCGTGTTCCTTAAGAGGGAATCATTCTGCCACTCGAAATCGCAGTCGACTGAATTTGGTTGCGCGATAGCCCGGGTTCTGTCTAGGACGAACATTCCTCTGAGCCAGCTACCCGACCTTCATCACGCTCAACAAGCGCTCCGGTCCTATTTGCTGTTGCATCCGTGTGGAGTGCCTTCGCTTGAATGACTCAGGTATCTACGCTAACATTTCTGCTGCTCTCGCTGAGTACGAAGCCTTACCCGTCCGCTTACGCGGCCCGCAACTTCCACGGCACGATGTTGAGTTATGCCCGGAACTTCCTCCAGCGCTTGCGCGCCAGCGTTCGTCTACGCTACCAAAAAGTAGGCAGTCTTTCGTTGACGCCAGAACGATTCGGCATTTGTGTCTGAACTGTTTCGCCGACAAACTTGGAGAACCGGGTCAGAGTCAAACTGACCAATAGCGGGTTTGCAATCCGCCGCCTAATCGATTGGCTTCCGATTCAAACTTGGTGCGCGTCGAGGGAGTCGGACCCTCACACCCAAAGGGGTAGCGCGTTTTAAGTGCGCCGCGTATGCCATTCCGCCACACGCGCAAAGCTTACTTGATGACCTCTAGCCACTGATAGCGAGTTCCGCAAGAGCAAGACGCCCAAACTTTTCTCATGCGATAGCCTGAGATAAATTTCTTGATTCGTCTCTTTACTCGATTAAATTTTTTACCACAAACGCAGGTCATCATAAAACTTGGTCGCCCACCACGGAGTCGAACCGTGACGCCCGAAGGCACGGGGTTTTGAATCCCGCGCGTCTGCCAGTTCCGCCAGCAGGCGATAAAACTTGGAGGGCCACCGGGGAGTCGAACCCCGCTCCTAGCGTTCGTAGCGCTATGCAATTTCCGATATACGAGCAGCCCTCAGAAATCGGAATCGTGTTTGCTCTGAACCACAGAGATTACCGCGCCTTGCAGCCGAAGCTGGCGAAGGACTTGACGCGACACAAATATTGGAACACTCGGAGAGATTCGAACTCTCTTTGGTACGGGTTAGAACGCCGTTGGGATATCCAGTTTCCCGACGAGTGCTCAGAAATTTTCGGGGTGCTGACGTGCCCTTAGACCGGAACCTTTTACGCGGGTCCGCACGGAGTGTGTCGCGAATCACTTACGCGCTGGCTTAGGCAAGAAGACAGTACTCGTCCGTTCTCTGGCTCACGGAAGCCTTTGCAAATTTACAGCGCGATGATTCGCGCGATGATTGGATACTTACGGCAAACCCACAGCAGCACAAAAGGCGCTGCGGATGTGAACGAGACCGCAATCAGATACTTCTCGAAGAAGGTCATGAGAACCTCCCTTCTTAAATTTGGGCCGAGATTACAGCTCGACCCGCTCTACATGCAAACTTGGTACCCCGCACAGGAGTCGAACCTGCACGACCGAAGTCACTGGTTCCTAAGACCAGCGCGTCTCCCAATTCCGCCAACAGGGCACTGAAAATCTGCCGAGCGTTCTACCATTAAACTACGTGCGAGCAAGCTCACACGGCGGGACTCGAACCCGCACCTCTCAGCTCATCTGCCACCCGAACAAATTGGTGGACTTAATTTCCGGGCGGATTTTATCAGCGCGAGCCGCCGTCCCGCATAGGGCACCTTTAGTGCCGAGTCCTATTGCCCCAAACCAGCATGCGAGGCCCCGTCAGGGAGCTACCCCGATAGGTTGATGGACTCTGTCGCGACAACATCTCCGTGGTAGGCGTGCCTTGACGCCTCGTTCCCCTTCGCACTTTCGTGCTCCGGTGTCCGTTCGCTCCCTAGAGAGCCGCGACCTCGCGCGCCCGAAGGCTACAGCCCCGAAGGGCCTGCGCTGTCCGCGACCCTGCAAGGGTCCGTAGTGGATAACCGAACGGCTCCACAAAATTGGTCGAGAAAGCTGGATTCGAACCAGCGTGCCCTCGCTTCCGAAGCGAGTGAGATAAGCCAAACTCCTCTATTTCTCGACAGTAAAATTGGCTGGGGCAACAGGACTCGAACCTGTAATGAGCGCTAGCTCTGCCTGATTAACAGTCAGGTGCTGTACCAATTGAGCCACACCCCAGTAGAAAAATGGCGGAGATAACGGGAATCGAACCCGTACTTCATCCGTGACAGGGACGTGTCGTTACCAACTGACCCTATCTCCGCTGAAAAATGGTCGAGATAGAAGGATTCGAACCTCCGGGGCGTTGCCGCACTGGTTTCCAAAACCAGACCGCTACCAAGCTACGGACCTATACCTCGACAGAAAATGTATACATCGTAGCAAACGTTTCGAACCGGACGCTTTCGCCACAACGGCAGGCCACGCAATGTAGCCTATGGTGTTTCACCCTTACGGATGACTTTGACATAGACTCAGCCCACGCTTCTCGCCGAATTAGGCTCGCGAACCTGTAGCGTCTTTTCGGCAATCAGCAAGTAAACTTTCGCGCTTTCCTCGACGTCGCCACTTAAGGCTAGGTGGACTATCTGCACGGTACTGACCCGTCGCTGGGCCAAGAAAATTATTGGTTCATTCATAAGTCGGAAAGCCAGTCGCAGCGGATGCGCCATACATTACCGTCCCAGTGCCCCGGGAGCTGGTGGGAGTCGAACCCACTCTGCCGCTTTGGTGGACTGTGAACCAGCCGACCGCCCCGTGTTCATCATGCGGTGATGAGCCGCCCACGGTTTGAACTCTTAAACCTTTCTGTGCTCGATTGGCGTGAGGTCTAACGTCGTCTCCGCGCCGCACTCGCAAACATATCTGTTGCCGGGTCGTCTCCGAACCGGGTCCCCGCATTCGGGGCATGAAATCAGCCGGGGTGGTTGCCCGACTCCGTTCTTCGCCGGAATCCATATTTCCGTTTCGAACGTTTCCATTGAACCCATCCTACCACACTTTCGAAACCTTGTCAAGCTTTATTTTCGGGGCAGCTTTGGCTCGTGCTAGCTGCCCCTTGGAGGTGCAACTAATGCAAGGTGATGCTACTGCGATTCGAGAACCAGTCTAGCACAGTTCTCGAAACTTGTCAAGTACTATTTTAAACTTGGGGTGAAGTACGGGGGTCGAACCCGTGCCGAGGGATTCACAGTCCCCCGTGCTACCTTTACACTAACGACACCACTGAAAATTTGGCGGTAATGGTCGCCACCCTCCGAGGCCGGAGATACATCTCCGTTTAAGTAGGGCTAATCGCTACCCTTCCTCGACCGTGGGTGAATCCTACCACACTCGGCGGCGGATGTCAAGAACTATTACAGCTTGACGCCAATCTTCGCGATGAGCGCGTCAACCTTCGCTTCCAGCGCCTTCACGAGCGCGCTCTGGTCAAGAGTGGCAACGAGTGCCTTCAACTTCACAATCTCGGCGGCAACGGTGCTCTCGATTGTGACAGCCTCAACCTTGGCTGCGGAGAATACCTTCTCGAACTCGGCCTTGACATCGGTAACAGCGGCCTTTACTTCGCCTTCAACCTTGACGGCCTCAGCCTTTATGTCTGCTACAATCGTGGCTACTTCGCTCATTTTCGTTTCCTTTTTCCAAAATTTTAACCAAGCGAACATTAATTGTTCGGCCCGTGGGTCTTGTGCTTCTCTTCGTGCTCGTTAATCGGATAGCGGTTCAATCCGTTCTGTCGCTGCGCGCAACGCGCGTGGGTGCCCGTGTCTTCCTTCGCGGTCGTAACCTGCTGGACCGGAGGAGTCGCGCGACCGGGATAGCTCTGCCCGCCGACTTCCTTCTGCGTTTCCAAAATTCCCTGCTTCGCGCCGAAGCGAGGTTCTTTCTGGCGAGCTACGTCATTCGCCGCCGTGACCTTCGGGTCGCCGTATGTCGGCTTGTAGTCATCGGGGTCGCCGACCGCACCGTGCTGGAAAGGAACGCTGCTGTCGGGTGACTTCTTCTTTGTCTCTGCCATGATACCTCTGCTCGATTACTTCAAACTAATCTTTGCGGCCTTCAATCTCAAATAGTTGCGAACAGCGAAGAAGGTCTCGGTTGCGGCTAAGCTTCCCCAAAATACTTCTGGAGGGCCGAAGCCCCAGTTGGACATCGCTGCGCCGCCAATCAGGATGGCTACCGCTTGAGCGAAAAATGTGCCCGTCTGACCAATCTTGGAAAAGAACCAGCGGCTAACCGGATTGGTTTCAATGAAGCCGTGCTCCAATCCAACCATCGTGGTGTAGCAGTCTCCCATGAAAGCTAGGAGGAATGCAAAAGCAGTTGCTGCAAGAATTCCTGTCTGACTACCGCTGATGGGTACGAACATTTTTACCTCACAAACCAAAGACCTACTGCCGTCAAAACTCCAGCGAGATACATCCCGAAGTCTAGCGGGCTAGAGCCTCGAACCAGTGGATTCTCGTGCTTCACATCGTACCAAAATTCTTTCACGGCGGCGAACGCTGTCATGCCGATTGCGGCGAACAGCAGCCAGTGCCATCCCGCTCTTCCTATCTGACTGACTAGAAACGCGGCGGTGAAGAAGTGCGCGAACTGCGCGGCGACCTCGTAATCCATGGGCGATATCTGGTCAGCCATCTATTTCCTTATTGCAGGTTATCGTCGTAATCACAATCGGCGGTGCTGGCTGGCCGCATTGGCGGCAGCGACCACATCCCGGACAAACGTCGGGAGCTGCTGGATACTGCGGATATTGCGGATACACAGTAGGAGCTGGATATACAGGCCATCCGTTGGGAATTGTGGGAGTCGGGACGTAGTAAAAGTAATTTGGGTCAACTCCGATATTTCCGTTAGACCAGTTCTTCATTTGCGTCTGTGCTCCACTAATCTTCCGCCCGTCAAGCCTGCGGGGTCTTTGCCTCGCTTAATTGCTCTCATCGAGCTGCCCTTGAATTCGTAAGTGCGCTGCCCATCCGGGTTGTCGAACGTGACGTGCATCGTGTTGTTGTCGATTTGTTTCTTCTCGATGATGTTTTTCTTAGACATCGTATTTAAAGAAATTTCTCTGGAGTCCTGTCGCCACTGGCAGACCGCGCATGCCTACGTTCTGTTGAGCTGCTGCGTTGCCGTAAGGCATCAAGGTCAACTGAGGAAGAAACTCTTCCACTCGTCCAGTCATGCAGTCTGATTCGTTTATAGTCAGCGTGCATGACTCGCCCGGAGCTAGATAATAGGTCTTGCCTCGGTGGTCAACTTGCACGTCGCGGTTGCCCACGACCTTTAAATACATCTGACGGTTGTAGTCTCTCGGGTTCATCCCGATGCTGACTTGCACGCCCATCTCGGTACAATAATTGTTGAACACGCGGTAAACGCGGTTCGCGTAATCCGTCAACTGTGGAATTCCCGGCGAGTGCTCCTGCGTTTGCGGGACGTACGCCTGCTTCTCTTCGAAGACTTCCGGCTTCGGCTTGCGCTTGAATTTAAGCTCCCACATATTAAAACCTGAAACCAAAACTGCGTGGATTGGAATCAAAAGTTGACTTGTGAAGTTTAGCCACGCTGAGTCCGGCACGATGTCCTAATTCAGCGGCTGCATTCTCAACTGCTTCGTCCATCGCGCTCGCGAGTGCGAAGTCAGAAAAGTTTACGTAGTTGGCGTACTCGCTGATGATAGCGTCCTTGCCCATCACATACGTCGTGTACGTCAAAGTCTTTGGTGCCACGCAAAGCGGTTCCAACGCCTTGAGCATGGTTGGGGCGACCACCGCTGCGGCAGTCCCTACCCCGAGCCATTTGAAAAATTTGCGGCGGTTGAGAATCATCTTACGCCTTCTCTATAGCGTTGACGCAAGATTTCCAATCGCTGACTTTAATAATCAAATTCATTAAAGCGGAAATATCAACCACAAAGCCTGCTTGCTTTACGAACTCCGGGTTCTCCAACAGTTTCAAAATAAGAGAAAGAGAATCACGCAACGCTTCTTTAGCTGCGGCCTTTTCCAACTGCTCAAGACGGCGCTCCAGCTGTGCGGTCTCTTCAGTGCGGCGCGCAGTCGAGAGTGCGGCGAGACGAGCCTCGACTTCGTCAAGCTGGCTGTAAACGCCGGAAAGCTTCTTGTTGACCCACTCGTGGCCGACTGGCAATTCGGGTTTGAAGCCCGGTGCCGCACAAGCGGCGGGACGCATAAACTTCTTGGCGCGCTCCAATAGCTCGTTCTGGAATAATTCCAAATTCTCGATGCGACGCAGCAAACGAACGTCCGCAGTCATCAAGCTTTCGACGTCGGTCTTTACAGCGCTGAACCCCTTATCGGTCGAGGCTGCCAATTTCTGCAACGATACAACGTTTGACTGGTCGCGAACCGTTTGACGCATCTCGCGGTCGTCGTTTTCTTTCTTGACCTGTGCAAGGCTCGCGGCGATTTGCTCGGAGCGCTGGAAAGCTTGGACACGGAAGTCTTCGACTGACTTGTGTGTATCCGCAAATTCTTTTAGAAGCGCTGCGTTAGCTCCCTTCTGGAAATCCAGCTTCGCATTCAAATCGGTGTAAGCGACTGCGAAAGTCTCGCGAAGAATGGAAAGTTCGTCCGCGTTCTCACGGGTCTGCTTGCGAACCTTGTGCAGACTCTTCTGCAAGCTCGATACTAGTCCCGTTAGGGATTTCAAAATTTCGCTGCTCATTGGGTACTCCTACTTTCCGCTTTTGCGGGATTGGGTCTTTCGAATCTTATAGCGTTTAGGTGCTGTGCGAGATATTCCCAGTTGGGCCTTTTGGCCCTCGGGTATTGCGATGCTGTCCTGCACAACGACGGTTGCTTGCAATACTTTCTTTGCGCGCTGACGCACGTAGCGGAACTTCAAGCCGCGCTCGATAATCGTATCTGGTGCCTCAATCGGGTCCGGGTGCGGAAGAACCGCGCCGAGGATTGGGTCTCCGGGTTTGATGCGCCCATCTTCCAGACCTCGCTGAATATAGGCCCAGAACAGGTCGCTCGATTCTTTGATGCACTGACGATACGCGTCCGTGTAGGTCGGCACCGGGCCGGGGTCTTTTCTGTTAGCGTACAACTCGGATGACGCCTTCGTGTTCGTGCTCGGCAGGTCGTACAGCTCGTTGAACGCGGCGGTCAGCTCTTTCTCGTCGGAGCGAATCTTCAAACCGCAGTTGTAAAGGCACTTGATTTCGGTCACGCCTGTCGGGAACGTGAAGATGCTTAGGTTGTAGTCCTTGCCGGGTCCCGCGAGGGAGCGCGGCGTGCGCCCGCCCTTCAAGTGGGTGCAGGGAAACCGAAGCTTGCTCTGGAAACGCTGGAGCACGCTCGCCAGCGTGTACTTGCCGGGGGCGACCCTCTGCAACTGCTCGACTAGGAACTGCTCAACCGTTTGCGTCATTGGGTCCTTCTTGTTCCGGCCAGCGGACGTTTATGTCCGGAGCCGGGATTGGATTTCAAACTTCTGGGCTAACTCGGTTTTATTCGGTAAACTCTGTTAGCGTGGGCCAGCCATAGTCTACCCTCCTCGGGGATGGGAAAACTTTTTCCTCCGATATCGGAGGCACTTTTTGTCACTGTGACACTTTTTGTCTCCGATATCGCTATCGGGGTGTAACGTGACGCCGTAGCCGGATTGGCCGATTGCCACGAATGCGACCACCGTCCCACAAAGGGGCCTTGGGGCGCTCGCCACCCGGCAGGCTGCCGGGTCCTCGGTTTGGCCCCCGAATTGCTGGGGGAGCAAACGAATTGCCAAAGACTATCTTGTTGAAAACAAAGCTCTTAACGTTTCGCCCGAGGTTCGCTGCCAGCCTGCGCCGACAGGTCATTGCGCGTTGCGATTCCTTGCGGGAGGGTCGCGCCGAGCGCTTGCGGTTAATAGGGCATTAATCGCCAAACGCCGAGAAACAGTCTAAGCTGCTGATTCTACGGCATTTAGCGTTTGGCAAGCGGCTTGCTGGGGGAGCAAATTCGTTGCCAAACTTGAAATTCGTTGAAAATAAAGGACTTGCGCGATAATTTTGCGCTCATCGGAAACGGCTGGCAAACTACTCATCCCAACCGTCATTAGCTTGTGCGTTGTATCTCATTTGTTTTGTTCATGTTACAGCGAGTGTCGAGGCGTTGAAATTGGGTTGGCGCGATACGCGCCGTCACCTGACAAGGTCACTGAAGATATGACAAAAGAAGCGCGGTTAGGGTCGTGAGTTGGTTTGCATCTCGTAACTCGTTGATTCTATTCAAAGCCAAGCTCGCGCTGCCCACACGTTGGCAAGTGCCCAAATATGGTCAGATTGGCGTCGAGGCCGTCACGCGGATTCTATCATACTATCATAAAATATGCGAAAGGGAATTAAGTCGTTTAAATTGATGTGATTACGAGCGAAAAACAGCCGAAAACACGAGAGGTGTATACCCCTAGCGAGCCTTGGACCGATATCGCTTCAATTGATACCGATATCGCAGGAAAAGATTTTCCTTATATATGATTTTTCATATAATTGAATTCACTTCATCGTAGAGAGGGAAAAAGTTTTCCTCCGATATCGCTAGCTGTTGGACCGATATCACTAAGTCGCGTCGTGGGGGGTACACTTTGCGAATTTTGACCTTAAAATGGCATCTAACTCTATCAATATAAAGGACTTGATTCCAAAATGTGGATTTTATGATAGTTATGATAGTATGATAGCATTTTCCGCTTGACAGTGTGATATCGGTCTGTTACACTGGTTGGATGACTGAATCAACCATCTTGACAGCATTGGATGTGCGCAGCTGGCTGCGTCCTTGCGTCTACATCGCTCGCCTCGGCGACCGTGTCCAATACATCGGCCAATCATCCCAAGGCATCCTGCGACCGCTGGACCCGCAACACCATGTTATATCCTTGCCAACATTCGAGTATGATACTCTGGAGATAATCTGGCTCGAATCAGAGGAGCAAGCTCTCGCTCTGGAAAGCGAGTTGATATTCAAACACTCTCCACCGTTCAACACTCGCGGCGTTGCGCCTCTGGACACAGCAGGCGACGCGTGTCGACCGTGTTTGTGGTTTGACCCAAGCAAGCGCGATTATGTTGTTCTCGCACGCCGCACTCCATTCGAAAAGCGAGGCGTGGAGATATTGCGCACCAAGGATAGAGCAGAGGCAAAGCAAAGGCTTCGCGACACGCTGAAAGCAGAGAATATAAAAGCGCGGTACTAGTACGTTTTTCTTCTTGACATCATTCGCTCCATATACGATACTCGTCGCATGGACACCACACTCAAGACCTACCGCATCCCCGAGGCCAACCTATCCACCCTCCAGTCGCGCATGACGCAGTTGGCGCGCCGCTGCACCCGCATCAAGGTCGAAGCACCCAAGCTCACGGTCGGCGCGTTCGAGGACATCAAGTACCGCAACGAGGAAGGCTTCGACCGCGTGCGCCGCGTGTACACTGTCACCTTGGAATCGGCTGGACGTCCCAAGATAAACGGCTATGAATTCGCCGCCGTGATATCGCCTGTCACTGATGAAGATGGCAAGCTCATCGGCAACGTTATGCGCCGCGTCCCCGGATTCGAAGGCGATATCCCCACCAAGTTTCGCGAGGCCACTAATTACTGCGACCACTGCAAGGCAGCGCGTTATAGACTGGAAACGTTTGTCATCCACAGCGACGCAGGCTTCCGGCAAATTGGCCGGAACTGCCTTGCAAATTATCTTGGACTCACCGACCCGAGCACGCTGGCTGCTATCGCGGAGATTTTGATTGACGCTGATGAGCTTGCTGAGATGTCAGAGCGCGAAGGCTTCGGCGGTGGCTCAGTAATGGAACGCATTCCTATGGATGACGTGCTGACCGTAGCAGCCTCTGCAATCCGCTTGTATGGCTGGCTCTCGAACAAGAGCGCGCAAGAACACGGTAAGACCTCAACGTCTGGCCGCGTGCGCGAATGGATATTCGGAAATGCGAAAGACCGGGAGCGCTTCGAATTTCCGCTGGTCGCATCCGATGAAGACAAGACCCTCGCAGCCAACACCTACGAATGGCTGCAATCGCTCTCTATCCACACACAAGACGATTACCGATACAACCTCGCACTCCTCGCGCAGTCTGTATCAGTCAGCAGCAAGAACTTCGGCATCGCGGTCTCTGCCATCAATGCCTACAGCAAGGAAAGGGAATTTGAGATTCGCCGCAATGCCCGCATCGAGTCTGACAGCAAGTCAAACTTCATCGGCACAATCGGCGAGCGCATCACTTTGGAAAACACCACAGTGCTGTATCACACCACGTTCGAATCACAGTTTGGCGTCTCCCACTTCTACAAGATGAAGTCCGGCGACAATATCATCGTGTACTTCGCCTCGACCGAGATGTTTGAGCAGGGCGAGGTCATCCCACAAATGACCGCACGCGTGAAGAACCACGAGAACCGCGTGGATAAGTACAACCCGGAAGGCGTGAAGCAGACCATTATCACGCGCGCCACGCTGCCCAAGCCTCCCAAGGCCCCGCTGACACCGGAGCAGAAGACAGCCAAGAAGGCCGCTGCGAAGCTTCGCCGCATCGCTAAGACTCTGCCGCACATTGCGGAGGATATCAGGCTCGGCAAAGGCGACAATGACGATTACACCGCTTGGAATATCGTGGTCGACTTGGAATGGCAGATTAAGAGGGAGAATAAGCTATGACATATCGCAATCCTTATACCGTGTTCGAATCGATTCACGGTGAGTACAATCCGGACAAGCCGCACGACCCGCCGTTCAGCGTATGGATGAGAGAGCAGAAGCAGAAATATCTCACGCTCTTCCCGGACGCGGCGCAGAACCAGATATACGGCCATTTCTTTAACGCCGAGCTGGAGAAATTCTTTCGATGGATTTCGGAGAATCTATAATGGCATACGAAGCACTCAAGAAGTGGGCTGACGATTACACCGCATGGCTGCATAAGATGGCAGCACAGCGCAAAGCCTGTCTCGCGTGTGAGCAAGATGCGTATCTCTCCGACCCTAACACAGACTTGGATGCCGCAATGATGGGCACGCGCTGTGACCCGCACGGCGGACCATATTGCAAGAAGGTGAAAGCATAGTATTAGTACGTTTTTGTTGTTGACACCTATTCCGGATTTTGGGACACTAAGAGTGGAGGTAGTCATGAGCTACCAGTGGGACGAAGTAAAGCAGCAAGCGGTTCGAGTGCCTTACGATACTGACCGCGTGGTAGACGAAGCTTGCGTTTGCGGGCATTATCTCAGCGAGCACAAATCCCGAGGTCTCTGCGAGTATTGCAAGAGCGACTGCAAGGCATTTCGTTTCGTGGCTTTCATCTTAGCTAGCGACGTCGAACCTGCAAAACAATGACACCTCTCCTCATCCGTCTCGCCCCCGAGCTATTAACGCGTTTACGCGCGCTAGCGGATGAGAAGGGTGTATCGGTCGCGTGCATCATACGCAGCATACTGGAAGATTGGTTTCGAAAGGCCGAAGATGCAAAAGTTAAGAGTTAAGCGTTTGTTAGAAAACATAGAGCGTATTCCCCACGTTTTCCACACAGGTAATTGTGGCAGAAGCAATCGCGGTCGCTTAAAACTACCTTTGGAAATAGAAAAGCAAATCGCGGAGCGCCGACACAGGGGAGAAACCCTTAGCTCTCTGTCAAAAGAATTCGGCGTAACGGACGGAGCTATTATCGATATCTATAGAAGGCGCTGCCCAGACTGGAGGGCCTTTCAGTTACCTGCAAAAGAGGTAAGGAAAAATCACGAAGCGACCACAGCGCGCTTACTTCTTGAATTTGGAAAAATTCCCTCGTTCTCCGTTCTGAAAGAAATGGGATTGTTGTCATATTATAACTATTATAAAGCTCTAATAAGAGGAGGAAACAATGAGCGTCAAAATGCGTCAAATGGTTGAGAAGGAAATTTACACTAAGGTCATCGATGTATTGCTCGACAAGGGATTTTATCTCTCTGTCGACAACGGCGATAACAGCGGCAATGATTATGAAATATACCACAGCCGCGACCGCAAAGACATTTTGAAAGCGATGTACCTTTGCGACGAGGACCGTCTGTATGTTCACAAACCGTTTAAGAATCAGCCGTTCGCGTGGGTCTACTTCGTGTACGGCAATGATGGCTGGGACGTCATCAATGACTACACGGTTAACTTGGAGAAGTATATCGGCGACGGCACTGAAGTAGACAAGGTCGTTAAGAAGTACGAGGACTAATGAAGCTCCTCGCAAAAATAGGCCACGCCTTGCATATCGCGCTTCTCAGCGTGCTGTTGAGCGCGTTTATCCTCGGCGTGGTCCTGATGCTGGCGATGCTCGTACAAAGCCGCGTCGAGGCATACAAGCGGTGGAGCACCGACACGCCACCACCCGCAGTCAAGATTGAGCAAGACAACGAACAGTACTAGTACGTTTTTGTTCTTGACGCGGTCCTCGGGCTGTGAGAGAATTTGAGCATGGAGGCAGTTATGAAATACGACGTCAAGCGCATCCAGCAAGCAGTCTCGGAAGCAATCGCGCACTCTCAGCAGTTCGCGAGCCACGACGATGGCGGCACCTGTAACTTCGATGCGTGCATCCTGTACGTTCCCGGGATGCGCAAGTCTACCGCCGACTCGATTCAAGGCACCTCGCTCTTCACCTCCGGCTGGCACGGTCGCAGCCTGCATATCGGCGGCACGCTAGGACAAGGCGCGCGTCGCACCAAGATGGCTGAGGCGCAACGGGATTTTCTCAAGGCCAATTACCCCGACATCAACATCGGGATGTATTACCAGATGGACTAACATGACCGACTTATTCACATTCGCCAACACCGAGCAAGGCCGGGAGCTTCGCACGCACGTTGCGAATATTTACTTTCTTGCTGGCCGTACGGTGCGTGAATTCGAGGAAGACTTCACGGACGGCGATATGACCACGCGCGTGCTACGCTTGGAAGTAAGCGGCAAGCGCAAAGGCGAGGGTCAGATAGCCGCTGATATGAAACGGAGAAAAGCATGACACTCTGCACTCAATGCAATGCACAGATTCCTACACTGGACCGCCGCCAACGACGTGTAAATTCAGAACTGCACCAACTAGGGCTGACATATCACAAATTTCTCCCGGTCGCATCGGTCGACTCCGCATTGCGCGCAAACGGATTTGCAGAAACATCATGCTGGGCATTTCAGCCGGGTCACGGCGTGGTCCGCATCCACGAGGAGGTTGGCGATGGCAAGTGGCTCACGCTGCACGCGTACAAGATGGCAAGCGGTAACTGGGAAGTTGTCGCATACGTCAATTAAGCGCGTGGTTCACCGAGTAGTAGAGTATCTGGTGCTGTCCGCTGTTAATCTGGTCGGACTGCTCTGGCTGATATACCGCATGAGGAAGAAACGATGACCCTGATTGTACCCACGGCATACCGCCGCAACGCGTTCCGGGAGCGCAACGAGAAGCTTAACACGACCGCATCCGATGCGGCAGAGGTCACACTGACCTGTCTGCGATGCTTCCGGCCCGCGAGTATAGGCACGCGCTGCGATGATTGCAGGATGGCGCGCGTGAAAGCGAACGCGGGGAGGAAGCGCTAGTACTAGTACGTTTTTGTTGTTGACAAGATTCGGAGGCCATGAGACACTCTACTCATGGAGGCAACAATGAAAGTCAAAGCACTGAATCAACTGGCGACCGAGATGGTAGGCGATGGCAAAAAGCAAAACGTCTTTTTCGTGACCAAGGAAGGCAACGTCGTGCTGATTGCCCTCGACTTCAATCTGGCCTATCACACGTGGCAAGGTCTTGCTTTTAGCCACATCGAAAGCGCACTGGAAGACCGCGCGACGGGCATCATCGCATCTGCGGGCATGGAGCCTCAGTACGATGAGAAGACCGATGATTTTACTGGTCCAGAGCGCTGGGAAGTGCGCGACGATTCCCGCACCTTCGGGTTCAGGAGCTAAATATGGACCTCTCTGCCGCACACTCGCTCATCTGGAAAGCGATGCTCGACCACAAGCTGTTTGACCTCGGCTGGTCCTTCGAATGGGACCACGCAAAGACTCGCAGCGGCCAATGCCGCTTCGCAGACCGCACGATTAGCATGTCCAAACATTATGCGATAATGGAGGAGGAATCCGAAATTCGCGATACCATCCTGCACGAAATTGCGCATGTGCTAGTCGGCCCCGGACATCATCACGATTACGTATGGAGACTCAAGGCCCGCGAAATTGGCGCGAAGCCTCTGCGATGCTCCCAGAGCGAGAAGCGGGTCCCCGGTAACTACATCGGCAAGTGCGCGGGCTGTGGCGTGGAAGTACATCGGTACAAGAAGCCGCGCATGCTGAACGTCCCCGGCTGGTATCAGCACACAGCATGCAAGCGCATGGGCAAAGAATCAAAAATTGAATGGACGGTAAAATAGTACTAGTACGTTTTTGTTCTTGACACCCGGAGCGAATCGCGGTACAGTTAAAGCATGGAGGACGTGATGAAGGTTCAAGTAAATCGCAACTACATCTACTACCCCAACCTGCTCGACCGAATCGATGCGCGCACGAATCTGCTCCCCGGCACGGTGGTCCGAGTCGTGAATTTTCACGGATGCCCCCGGGCCAACACGATGAACCACGCGCACGTTGCGGACAAGAACGGCATCTTCATCGGTCTCGTTCACACTAACTCGCTGCACGCAATGAGTGATGCTCCACTGGTCATCGATGCTATCAAGCGCGACATCGCGCAGAAAGCGGTGCAGTCATGATGGGAGCAAACTACAAGAGCAAGAAGGATTTGAAGGCCGCTGTTGGGCAGGCTCTGCGTTACGAGGAGACCTCGTTCTTCGGCCCCGAGTACAAAGAGAATGGGACCTTTTGCGTGGTCGGCCCCAGCCCCACCCAGCGCAAGTGGTTCGCATCCGTGACCATGCAGAATGGTCTGATTGCAAAGGTGTCGTGATGAATAAGCCATCAGGCTTGCTGTACAACAGAGCAGTGAGCGCTGCCTGCGATGCGTCTAACCGTTTCGTGAAGCTGCCAGATGCGCATCGCGAGCTTATCAGTGACGCTACGCTTGCGCTGTACCTGAAATTCCCTGACAAGACTGAGGAGGAGTATCACCTCGCGGTCTCTAGGCTCGTAACGGCGGTGCGCAGCCACAAAGAAGGTAATCAGCGTATTTGGACCTTGAAGGTACCAGAGCTTGGACAGCGATTCGTCCGCGTGGTGCCAGCATGAGCGAACACTACATAGCGCTGTCTGGTATGCACGGCTGCCTGCCGGACCATTGCGAAGTTTTCGAAACCCGGGCAGAGGCGATTGCAGACCTGACAAGCCTGTTCGAACTGGGTCGCATCCATGAAACCCGCCTGCGGGAAAACGGCTATCTGGAACTGGAAGTCAGCCTGATTGAGGCCGCGCAAGGTGATTGCTTCGGCGCAGATTATTGTGAAATTAGAGCTTGCAATTGCGCCACGCCTGCGGTACACTCTGACAGTGGAGACTAACATGACAGTCGGCGAGCGCTACCAAGTACGTGCAAAAATTTCGATGCTCTTCCGGGAGGCGAATCTTTTCGAAGACCGCCAGACCGAGGAGGGTCGCGTGAAGGCCCGGGAGCTTCGTCAGCAAGCGGACGCGATGAACGAGGAACTGCGGAGGAAGTAATGACAGGCCAGCAAATTAAGGCGCTAGCGTTTACTCGCGAGAAGCGAAAGCACCAAACGAGTCCCAGCACCCGTTTGAAGGTCGACCGCAAGCGCGCACGATTGAGGAAGCGAACTATTGAGCGCCATTTTGTGCTCAAACAGAAGGGGAGCCAATGAGAGGCAGCGAGCAGCTGACAAAAGAGATTCGAGACGCGGCAGTGACTTATGAGCGCGTCGTAAAGAATTTCCCCAGCGAGTATCTTCTCAGCTGCGGCCACTACGGCGTAGGGACGGAGCGCAATCCTGCGCACCTCGGGCAGGTTCGCTACTGCCAGCAATGCACAGAGGCAAAGCTTCGAGAGACAGGCGACATCAAGTGATTGAACGCCGCCAACTACCGCGACCGAAACCCGGCAGCACGCTTCGCCGGATTTACGATATCACGTTCGCTCAAATCAGGAAGACGGAGGCAAAGCAGAATGAGCAGACTCGAAAGAGCAATTGAAATTCTGGAAGCGCTGAATGACTTCTTTCAAGAGCATGACGGGCAGGTGGTGCTCTACTCGGACGCGCAACTGCTCGACGGCGACATCACAATCAAGGACGCCATCGCCGATTGTCTAGTTCAAGGCGACGCGATACTGGCGAATAAGATTGTTCCCCGCAGCCAGCGCCGCCGACTTAACACCTACATGGGCCGGACCTCCGGCTGGATTGGCAAACGAAAGATTCGCTACTTCGATAGTCAGGAGGAGGCGAACGCATGGTTGAATTCATCGGAGCAGTAAGTTTAGTGGCTGGACTATTTGTTCTCGGTATGTGCTGGCGGTACCGACCTCGCTAATGTGAGGCGGAAAACTCATTCAGGAGGAATTAGGCAATGACTACCTTTTACAAGAACACGGAAGTGGTTGTACTGGAAGCAAGCGCGAGCCTTTCGAAGGTCCGCTTAGTTGGACAGGAAGATTACCAAGCGGTATGGGTACCGAATCGGTTACTCGAACAGCGTGAAGTGAAACCCACAACGAAGGTTCTGGCCGTGTGTTCTACTTCGCCCGAGGTCGTTTCGCGATTCCTCGAATCAACGAAGTTTGCAGATGTCCCCGCCGTGACCGTGGAGCAGGCTCTGGTGCCCTTCGTGAAGCGCCTGCGCATCCTTCACGCTCCCAAGGCCTCGACGTACCTGCAAGAGCAGGCATCGAAGCAAGGCGTTATCCTCGACCCGCGTACGCGTCCCATCAATGTGGGCGAGAACAGCAAGGGCATGCGCAGCGCGGCAGCGGAGATTGAATTCTCCAAAGACACGCCGACCAACATCTTGCCCAACGGCTACCGTGTGCGTCCCAACGGTCGCTACCGCGTGAACAGCCTCGCGGTCGCATTCGCACTGCTCAAGGCCGGAGCGAAGCAGACCGCGTTCGCCTAGTACTGGTACGTTTTTGTTGTTGACAGCGTACCGAATCGATGTTAGGATGTACCCAGAGTCGGACACCTTAACCAGCCTGCGACAAGTGGCGGCTGGACGACGCTAAGGGAACTTATCAGGCGCGTCGGTGGATGTGGCGAGCAACGCGCGGACTCATCATCTGTCGCGGCCTCGTACCCGGTAGGCTGATTACCCCGGGTGGTTCGAATCCCACCCGACTCAACTTTTTGCGAGAGGCACTCGGTGCTCCTCGCAGTATGCAGCCCCAACGTGGCTTCCGAGGCCCTCAGCGCCGAAAGTGCTGGACAAGGCAGGCGGGTAAAGTCACTAGGCGGTAAGGTCGCGACTGAAACCGAAGGGTAACTGCATACTGCTGGGCGCATCGCGGAGGAACTAATGGGCGGCTGGGTTATCTTCTGGGTAGTATTTCTCCTCACGGCATTGTCTGTGCTCGACATGGGACGCAAACGCGGGAGGCACGAATGAGCGCGGAGTGGACACTGGAACCGAAGACGTGCGCCTTCTGCAAGAAAGAGCCCGACAACGGGTACGCGCTGCCAGACAAAGAAGGCAAGTGGCAGCCCGCGTGTTGGCCTTGCACCAAGAAGCGTTTGAAGACTTTACAAGAGGAGGACCCCGCACAAGGGTTTTGAATATGAGCAAAACGTGGAAAGAAGACTACAGCAAGAGACCAGCTAAGAACGCGCCAGAGAAGCCACAGAGCACGATTGCGCGCCTTTCGATGGCGGAGGCCGACCGCGAGATTCGCGAGGCCCTACGGGCTCCGCAGGAGGCCGCACGTGCTTAAACTACGCTCGCCACAGACCGCGCATCAAATTTTCTGGGAGCACGATAACTGCCCCCTCGTCTATGAATACGACCCCGCCGATGATGGCCCCGAATGCCAGATTATCAAGGCTATTCTAGCGTCTCACCCTGACCTTCGGAGCGCGGAATGAAGCTAATCCGCATCGAAGGACCCGCTGTCACGCTGACCTGTTACACCTGCCCTGCTACGGGTGTGGCAGGTTCTGAGCCGTACACAAACGCGTCAAGAGGCGAGGAGTGTATGCCGGAGGACTGGTATCGTGCAGATGGATGCTTGAACGTTTACTGCTCCCCATGCGCCGCGAAGCTTGTCCAGCAAGATGAGGCCCGAAGCGTGAATCAGTTTTTCAGCGACACGGCGGGCAACGAGATTCTGCCAAGTATTTTACCGGACGAGCAATAAATTTATTTTTCATATAGGAGCCTTTTTGGTTTCTAGGAAAGCCAAATTCTGAACAAGCCACGACCCCTTTCATGCTCCCGATGTGAAAGAAGAACAGAAAGAAAGGGCCAGAGCCAAACGCCTCTGGGATAACTACAAGCTGACCATCGCGCAGTACGACGCAATCCTTGCGTATCAAGGCGGCGTTTGTTACGGCTGTCACCAAGCGGAGCCTGTAAAGGGTCGCCGTCTGTCTGTTGACCACGACCATGAGACGGGCGAGGTTCGCGGGCTGCTGTGTTCCCGCTGCAATCCGATTATCGGTAAGCTGGAGAACGCGTACAAGCGATACGGACTCGGAAAGGTTACAGGTCTCACCGTGCTCATACTAGCCACTCGAATTGCGGAATATTTGCTGGTGCATCCGGCCAGCCGCGCGCTCGGCGCGCCGCATTTTGGATACCCGGGCCGGACGGGCACCAAGGCCCATCGAGCCCGCCTGCGACGTGAGAGGAAACTCACGACCCCAACCGCAGTTCCTTCACGAGGTAAATAATGGCAACCACACCCACTGCGGTAACGGCCACCACGACCACGACGCATCCAATCACTCACTGGATAAATGTCGTCAAAGCTCACGAAAAGCTCATAATCACAGTGATTATCGCTTTCGTCCTCTGGCACTACGGCAACAAGGCATACGATGCGTACGGCAAGCATCTCGACGCCCAAGTCAAAACAGACAACGCGCAAATCGCACAAATCGAAAGGCAGAACGAGCAGAACGCAATCACTCTTCAACAGCTAGCGGTCACAGTGGCCGCGCAAGCGAAAATAGATGACGCGAAGATTGCAGTCGCGAAGCAGACCATCATTGTAAAACAGCAGGCGGACGCAGCTCTGCCGCTGCCCGAGTTATCCAAGCACTGGGCTGACATGCTCTCATTACAGCCTGCTGCCATCACGCCACAACCGAACGGCACCGTTGCAGTTACGACGGACGCCGCACACGCCACAGTCAACGAACTTGAAAAGGTAGGACCTCTCACAGACCAGCTTGCTGCGACACAAGACCAGCTCAAGGGCTGCACCGTTCTTAGCGCACAAAAAGACACTACCATCACCGGGCTGCAAGCAGATGTTGTTGCGAAGGACAAAAAGATTGGCGACGATGCGAAGCAGGCGAAGCATGATATACGCGCTGCGTATCGGCGCGGACTCAAGCACGGACTCATCATCGGCGTACCCGTTGGAATCGCTCTAACAATTGCGGCAATAATCCACTAAGAGGAAAACATGAAGATATCTTCAGAAGAAGTGTCGGCAGCGTTCGACCGTAACAGCGGCAACATCCGCGCGACCGCGAAAGAGCTGGGCATCGCCCGTTCCTCGGTGCGTCGCCACTTGACGCCGCTCGGCAAGATGAAGAAACCGCTCGCCGGAGGTACGAAGCTCGGCACCAAGACCAAAGCGGCGAAGCTGCCGACCTCGGGCGGCGTAAAACGATTCATCGTCACCTCTGCGCAGAATAACACGCACGTTCACAAAGAGCTGCTCGCGAATCTGGAAGCGCTCGCGGATTTTTACAGCGCTGAGATTATCGTCGGGACCTACACCTACAATCAGAACCACTACGGTCAACTCAGCGTGAAGAAAGGCACGGATAAGCGCGCCGAGAAAGAGCTGTGGTATGACCCGGCCATCGAGAAGTACATCCGCGATGAGCGTATCGAGCTTGGCAAGGGTCTTGTGTGGTGCGGTGAGTACAACGCTCTGCCGACCAACGTGAACCCGCTCGCCGGACTGGAATCTTACACGGGCCGCAAGAGCGCCATCTTCCCGCACGCCAAGCTCGCTATGCGCAGCATCGCAACGATGCAGGGCGAGGGTGTGAAGCTGAACTACACCACGGGCACCGTGACCCAGCGCAACTACATTCAGAAGCGCGAAGGCGTCATCGCCGAGTTTCATCACATCTACGGCGCGCTGCTCGTCGAGGTGAACTCGAAGGGCAACTGGTGGGTGCGTCAGCTGAATCAGGACGAGGGCACCGGGACGCTGCAAGATTTGAACGTGCTCGTGAAGGACGGCGTGGTTCAACAAGGGGAAGCGCGCGTTGAAGCCATTACGTATGGCGACTTGCACGGCGTCTTTGCGGATGAGGATGTTGTTGCAGCCTCGCTGGATATGCGTGACGCGCTGGTGCCGAAGTATCAGTTCCTGCACGACATCATGGAGGGCGCGGCGGTCAATCCGCACCAGCGCAAGTACAACACGAATCATGAGAAGTTCCACACGTGGCTGCGCGGCTACCACAAGCTCGACAACGAGCTGGTCGACACGGTGAAGCTGTTGAACCGCTACCACCGCAGCGACATCGAGACCTTTGTTGTCGATTCGAATCACGATGACGCGTGGATTAAGAAGTGGCTGCGTGAGTACGATTATCGCAAGGACCCGCCGAACACCGAAATCTTTTTGAATCTGCAATCGTATCTGTACGGCCAGATTCGCAACGGCGTCACCGACGAGGAGTCTCGCGCTCGCACCGCAAAGCCGAAGTTTGTGCGCGACGTGAACGTGCTCGAATACGCGCTGAAAGAAGTTGGCGGCTTCACCGCTCCGTTCTACTTCTTGAAGGCCGACGAGTCGTGCTTGAGCTGCAATCGCAAGATTGAAAACGGCATGCACGGTCACCTCGGCCCCTCGGGCAAGTTTGGCAGCCCCGCAGAGCTGTCGAAGATGGGACGCAAGGCCAACACGGCCCACACCCACTCGACGGGCATCTGGAACGGGCTGTACGTCGCGGGCACCAGCTCGAAGCTGCGCTGGGATTACACGAAGGGTCCGTCGAACTGGACGCACTCGCACATCGTGACGTACCCGAACGGTAAACGTACCATCGTGACTATATACGATGGGAAGTGGAGAGCATAATGAATGTTACGATTGACGGACGCGAGGTGGGTACGCAAACATGTTCGAAGTGTCACGGAGATTTGACTCCTCTTCAGCGCAGACTTGCGTATTCTTGTCCAGATTATTGCTGGAACTGCAATCAAGAGTATCGTACAGAGAAAATGGCATCGGTTCTGGAGACGAGGGACGAAGCAAATAGAAGAATTCTCGGTGGAAAAGGAAGCGCTAATAAGAGTGCAGCGCATGTAGCGAAACTTCTTGGAAAGACTGAAGAGTGGGTTAAATCCGAACAAGAAAAATTGAAAGCCGAGATAAAGGCTCAATCTGGCAAAGCCCAGACCTTGACACAGGCAGCCGTGGTGAAGCAACGAGTACCGTTCGATGATTCCAGCGAGAACCTTGAACGAATCGCAAACCACGTTGTGGTCCCTCGCGGCCCCGGAGAGAATCGCACACCTACTGGACCTCGTAAGCCGTCAGTTTTTCGCGAGCGCACGGAATACCAAGAACCCGCCAACGAGTATGCTCGCTCGAAGGGTTTGTTTGTGGCAGTAATGGACCGCGATGGTTTTCCTGACAATCTTTATCTTATTCCCGGGAATCCTATCCCATTCGGCGTGGAGTGGAAAGCAGAGGGAGAGGAGCCGTCGCCTAAGCAGGCGCAGAGAGTTTTGAAACTTCGCGAATGGTGGGATGTGCGTGTGCTCGACAATCTTGAAACTTTCGAGACTTTGGTAGACACATTCATATCCCAGCAGAAGGTGGTCGCATGAAGCTAGTCGGCGCAGAATCAACCGAACGCAAACCACGCAAGGTGCAGCCACCGAAGCGCGTCATCTACTTCACAGGCTCTCTCGCCTGCCAGCGCTGCCCGGTCGAGTGGGCCGTGGTCGACCTGAATCCGGAGCACAAGGTCGTAAAGTGTCCGAAGTGCGGAGAACCAAACGATATCCGAGAGGCAATCAAGAGGGCCTTATGAAATTGAAGCTCATGATTCTTGGCTACGCGCGACACGGCAAAGATACGGTCGCTGAGATTCTGCGTGACAATCTCGGGCTGAAATTCATGTCTTCCTCTTTCGCTGCTGCTGAGAGAGTGATGGTCCCGTTCCTCGCAACAAAAGGAATAATCTATAAGAGTCTTGATGAGTGTTACGCCGACCGCGTCAATCACCGCCAAGACTGGTACGAACAAATCAAGGCGTTCAACACGCCGGACGGCGCGCGACTGGCTCGGGAGATTTACAAAAACAACGACGTCTATGTTGGTATGCGCAATCACGAAGAGCTGGAGGCGGTACGCAAAGAGGGACTGTATAACTACAGCATCTGGGTGGACCGCAGCAAGCACATTGCTCCCGAGTCGTCGGCATCTTGCTCGGTTACACCAGAGATGGCAAACTACATCATAGATAACAACGGGACGCTGGAACAGCTCAAGACAAACACGCTGGCCTTGTACTGGAATCTTATCAGCTTGGAGTACGCAGGGAAGCTGCGCTTTTATCAGTATGAAGCGAGTCAGAAAGGACACGAGTGAGCAACGCCACGATTCTCACGGCCAGTGGTTTGACGTTCGATATTCTTGATACTACACCAGAAATGGTGTGCATCGATGATATCGCGCACGCTCTCAGTCAAGGCAATCGATTTACTGGGCACACTAAGTTTCCTTACCCGGTGAGCCAGCACAGCAGACTGGGGAGCTACATAATTCCACAAGTTTATGCGCTCCGCTTCCTTTTGCACGACGCGAGCGAAGCGTACTTAGGTGATATGAATCGACCATTAAAGCACTTCACCCCGGCGGGCATCGAGTACCGAAAGGTCGAGAACCGAATTCAGGAAATCATTTATAGCAAGTTTGGGTTGCACGGAGAAGACCCGGAAATAATCCACGACATCGATAATCAGATGCTCTACGCGGAGAAGGCTCAAATTATGGCACCAACCGAGTGGAGAAACCAGTGGAGCAAGGACAAAAAGGCAGCCGATGTAAAGATTTTGGAGACGACGTTCCGGGTGAACAAAGCACTGTTCCTCGACCGCTTCTACAATATTCTTTACTACGGCGGACCTCAACTTTAGGAGAAAACAATGATTAAGGACGCAACGATTCGTACCATCGCGTGTGACGGACCCGCATGCGAGAAGCAGGTCATCTTCGAGCAAGGTGACAAGAGCGTGTTTGAGAAGCCGGAGAACGAGTGGCTCAAAAACAGCCGCATCGTCAGCACCAATGATGGCCGCGTGCTCGCGTACTGCTCCGACACCTGCGAGGTGAACAGCATCACCGCAGGCAAGCACAACGTTCAAGAGCAGCCGAAGATTGAACACAACGCGAACCCCGCAGCCATCGCGCTCGCGGCGCAAGCAGCAGCTCGCGCTCGTCAGGCCGACCAAGCTCTTCGCGACGGAAAGGGCGGCATTCAGGTCGCGCCCCGGTAATGCAAACCCTGATTCGATTTAACGGGCACGTCAATCACAAGGGACGCGGAGACGGTCTCCCTGAGACTATCTACGCGTTCCGAGTTTTGCAAGACCCTGATGCGGAACTCATAAACAAGGTTATTGAGCACCAGATTAACACTTTTACGAGCAGACAGATGATGTTTGTTCAACGGAACCAGAACGAGATGGTTGATTTGTATTCGAATCTCACAAGTCAAATGGCCGTCCCGTTTCACAATCTGGCCTGCATCGACACAGACGTGATACCAATGGTGGGCGAACTGAGCACCGCAGATGAAAGCGGTAAGGAACTTCTACCGAACGGCGAGGAGCCAGTGAAGCAATGATAGTCCTCGGTTTCGATTTGGAGAGCACTGGCCTCGATAAGGTTAATGACCGCCCAATCGAGGCCGCGATGGCGCTATGGACCACGAAGTTCAACCGCAGCTTGGACACGCGGGCCATTCTCATTCAGTCGGACGGTGTCAAAGTCACCGATGAGATTACCGAGATTACGGGAATCAACCAGAGCATGGTCGACAAGTTCGGCTACACGCCGGAAGAAGCTTACGACGAGATGATGTACTTCGTGGAGCGCGCGGAGGCCTTGGTCGCCTTCAACGGCAAGCGCTTCGATGTGCCGATGTGCCAGCAGTGGGCGAAGCGGCTCGGCAAGCAATTCCCAGACAAGCTCGTCATTGACCCGTTCACGGACCTCCCGATGCGCGGTCAAGAGCAGATTACGATGTGCGCCAAGATGGGCTTCTGCTACGATGCGCACGAGGCCGGGGCGGACGTTGGCGCGATGCTCCGCTTGATGGGCAAGTTTGACTTCAATATTGTCTTGACAAGAGCGCAGAGTCCTGTTATAGTAGTACGCTCACTTCAAGGCCGCAACGAGAACGACAAAGCAAAGAAACACAAGTTTCGCTGGAACCCCGACCGTAAAATTTGGTGGAAGGCCATCAAGCAGATGGACGTGGACGAGCTTGCTAAAGCAGTCAACGGGGAATTCAGGATGGAAATTCTAGACCTCCAACCGGAGGATTTGGAAGACCCGCAGTAAACTCAAAGCGCACAGCGCATAGGAGAAACAAATGAACATTGGACAAGGAAAGGTATTTGAAAAGGCAGTAGGCGGTTCGTACCTCGGCACAATCATCGATGTTGTTGACATGCCGAATCAAACCTCGACTATCAATGGCGTACTCAC